ACGCCGTACCTTGCACGCAGTAGGACGGATCTCCACCGCGCACATAGCCCCCGTCAGTCTTGCGTACGAACCGAGCCGCCAGCGGCTGGATCTCGATGATCTTGATCTCATCGAAGCGGGCTGCCGCGTTGCTGTCCCAGCCGTAGGTCTTGACCTCGATCCTGCTCAAAGTGGTGTTGGTCGGTAGGTAGAAATCGGTATACCAAGATCGCAGAGTACTGCCGGGGAAGCCGAGAGTATTGGTCGCTATCGTCTTGTTGAGATTGCTAATGATCTTGATTTCCATGCGGGCCTGCTGGCCCAATGGCCAGGTTGCACTGAGCCCCTCGGTCCCGAGCACCATGAACGACAACCGGATGCCTTTGGGACCGTTGATCATGTAGGCCGGGTCAAACTGATATTGGATGCCTTGCTGGCCGGATGTCCAAGAGTTCAGCAGTGACTGTTGCCCTCTGATCGGAGTGACTGCTGACTTGGAAACCGTCGATGGCGAGATCGCTGTCCAAGTCTTCTCAGAGACCACCGGTACCCCTGCCGTCTCGGTATCGGTAACCGCCCATAGTGCGATGCCCTGTTCGATCACCGATGCATTCAAGATCAACTCATGGATGTCTGCAGTCGGAGTTCCCTCTACAACGCCATCCGGAATCGGATTGGCAAAATCGATATTGCCGAGCACCAACACTTTCAAAGCAAGATCATCACGAGTCGCCGCGACGCCGCTGATGGTGGCAGTGACCGTCATGCCGGTTTGCGCCGCCACGCTCGGCATGTAGGCGATCACAGCTCCGCCGTTGGCGCCCGCTTCTAGATGGCCACGTTCCACTGCCTTGGTCACGGTCAGGCTTTTGTTATTGCTGATCGTGATCTTGTCACCGGCAGCGTCCCCCGCTTCGGCGTTGTACCCGACCATCGCAACGATCATGGAATTCGCGGCAACGTTGAAGGCCGCTGTGGTGCCCGCCCCGGACGAAGAAGTCACCTGTGCCACGGCAGCGTCCACAGTCACCGGAGTATCGCTCGACTTCATGATCAAACCGCACCACTGGATCGGCGCTGCAGCACTACCCGGCACGTCATAGTTGATCTTGTGATCGCCTTTGGTCTCTACGTGCTTCCATGCAAAGGCACCAGCCATCGGCAGGCCACCTCCGGATTTTGGCTTGACCACGATCGCGCTGCCAATGCGCTGAATGTCGGTAACGTTCGAGCCCGCTACTGTCGCGGTCTTGGTACCGGTGGCAGCGGCGGCAGTGAGCGTTAGCCGGGCGCACTCTATTGCGGTGTTGGTCGAGCCATGCGTGCTCGCGACATCGGCCACCTCGGTCATTCCCGGCGGAGGTGTGAAGCTCATGTTGGTTACGGCGCTGATGCCGTTACGCACACCGTGAAAGGTCAACAGCAGCGCATTTTCTCGAATCGGAGTGATCGACGGCGCCCGGACGCTGGTCCCAGTCACCCCGGAGTTGGTGTCAGTGGCCGGAGTGACATCCTCAGGACTCGCCGGATCGAAGTCATAGATCGCGACGCTAATGAATGAAGTGCGCCCGCTGGCATGGGTGATCGTTACCGAGCCATCACCGGCCTGCAGAACGCGCTTGAGGACCCCGTGAATGAGGTTCTGATTCTGGGAGGATACGAACGAGGAAACAACGGCGGTCCAACCGCTAGGGACCGTCAGCGAAGGCGTGGAAGCCATCACCGTCCAGCCGATATAGCAAAGATCACCAACCTGCCAACCGCTCGGCAACGGCACCACTGTTGATGTTGTGGACGAGCTGCCGGTTGCTACCGTGGCTGCTGCCCGAACTTGCGGAGTCAGCGTTGCCGCGCCGCCGAAGTTCGATGATGCGAACGGCTCGAAGTCCCACTGGTACAACAGCGCTTCCGGTGGGAATTTGGCGCGCATCAGCACACCGCGTCGATCATTCAGGTAGCGAGCCTGCAGTCTGCCATCAGCCGAAGTATCAAGTAGCGTTGCCATGATCACTTCCTCCCTGCAGCCAGCAGTCGCGCAGCCTGACTCAGCAAGGAATCGGCCCGTTGATCAACGTAGGCATTGAACTCTTGATCACCGACCTTCAAAATGATCTTCTGTGGGAACTCTGCGGCTGCCACGTTGATCGGTGGGATGTTGATCTGTGGGAACCGCTGCTGGACCATTCCGGCCACCTCGCCGACCGTCATTCCCTTCATGCTCTTTGCCAGCGGCGCCATCTGCTGAGCGATCTGTTGAGCTTCGAGCTTGGACAGACTGACTCGGAGAGCTTCGGTCATCGGTTCCAGATGCCCTCTGATCTCTCGGGCCGAGCCGCCGAGCTTGGCCGCGATGTCTCCCATTTGATCTTGGATATTCATTCCCTGCAGCGTGGTGGACAACGGTTTCAATGAGTCGATCACCTGCTGCACCGCACCTTTGATGTCACCGCTCCGCAGACTGCTGATGATCTGATCCATGGAGCTTTTGACGGTGCTGGCGACTTGCGGCCAGACCGCGCCTAGTTCTTGCATGATCTGTTGCGCCTGTGGGATGTATTGCTTCAGCCCGTCGATGTAGCCCCTGATCGTGTCCTCTCCGAAGATCTTGAAGATCTTGGACGGAGAGCCGAGCTTGAGTTTCTCTTCCACCGCGCGCTTGACGATCGCTACGAACTCTTCGAGCTTGGCCCGCGCCGAGCCTAGCAAGGAATCGATACCGTCGATGTAGCCCTGTACCGTGAACTCGCCGTACTGGAAAAAGAACTTCGAGGGTGAGCCGAGCTGAAGCTTTTGTTCGGCAGCCTGCTTGACGATCGCGGCCAGCTCTTCGATCTTGGACTTGGCCTTGCCCAACAAGCTATCTAGCCCGTCTATGTATCCCTGTACGGTGAACTCGCCGATCTGGAAGAACACCCGCGACGGAGAGTGCGTCTTCAGGCCGTTATTGACCGCCTGGGTAGAGGCATCGGCCATCCCCTTAGCAGTGTCGACGGCTTTTTGCTTCATCTTGTTAATGCCGTCGATGAAGCCCTGCACAAGATCTTGACCGGCCTGGATCAGCCAGTTCTTGGCGTCCCGGAAGATGTTGACTATTTGATCTTTGATGCCCTTGGCGGCATCGACTGCCCGGGTAACACCGTCCTTAACCGCTTGGACCATGCCGTCCCAGGCTTGCTTGATCACGTCTTTGAGCGAGTTCCAAGCTGTCTGGGTAGCGGACTTGACCTGCTGCCAGCCGGAATCGATGGTGCTCCGAATGGTGCCCACCGCTGACTGCACGGTTGATCTTGCTTGGCTGAGTGCGGAATTGATCACTTGCGAAAGAGAGTTCCAGACTGACTGCGTGACGCTGCGTACTTGATTCCAAGCCTGTTCGACAGCGCTCCGGATCGCGGAGGTTGCAGACTGTACGGCACTCCGAGCTTGATCAAGAGCGGATCTGATCACAGACGAAAGCTGATTCCAGATGGACTGCGTAACGCTTTGCACCTGCTGCCAACCCGACTGCACAGCACTTTGGATTTGCTGTACCACGGACTGCACAGTTGATCTTGCTTGGTTGATCGCGTTCGAGATCGCGCTAGTGACTTGATTCCAGATCGAGCTGGTGATCGACTGCACCTGCTGCCACGCAGATTGAGTAGCGCTCTGGACTGCTTGCCAGCCTGACTGTACGACGCTCCTGACCGCGTTAACCACCGAGGACACTACTGATTGCACGCCTTGAATCGCAGTCTGCACAGCGTTTCTAACCGCGTTCCAAGCAGAGCTAGTGACGCTTTGGATTTGGCTCCATGCCGACTGGGTGACGCTTTGCACCGCCTGCCAACCGGACTGCACTACGCCCTTGACCGTATTGATCACTGTGGAGATCACTTGCTGCACGGCATTGATCGCGGTCTGCACCGTGGTCTTGATGGTGTTCCAGATCGAGCCGGTCGAGGTATTGATCGAGTTCCAGCCGCCGTCGATCACGCTCTTTATGGCGTTGATGATCGAGGTGATGATCTGCTGGATGGTGGTCAAGATCGTTTGGATGGTGGTCTTGATCGTGTTCCAGATGGTGCTGGCGGTCTGGGAAACCCCGTTCCAGAAGGTGTCCCACCCGGCCTTGATGCTGGCGGCTACTTGATCAATTACGGTCTTCACGGCAGTGAAGCCGGTCTGCACCGCTTGCTGGATTCCCGCCCAGATCTCAGTAGCTCGGGCTTTGAACTGATTCCAATAGTCGGTCCAGCGCTGCAGCGTCGAGCTGATGAACTCGCCGATCTTGGTGGCCAGGTTGGTAAAGAAACCGATGATCGATTGAATAGCGGTCGACGCGGAGTCCTTGGCCTGCGTGAAGCGCTGCACTACCGAAGTCGCGAACTCCACGATCTTGGTGATCACTTGCGCGACCACGGTGATGAATCGAGCGAAGTTCTCGATCATGGCCGAGACCAGCTCGGCACCCTTGGTAAGCGCGGGTGCCACTTGCTCCAAGATCGTGGCCGCGAGCTTGATCAAGGTGACGATCGTTTCCAGATTCATCTTGGCAGTCCACAAGATGAACCCAGCAACAGCTTTGGCAACCAATTCGATCAAGTCCAGCATCGGCTGCCGTAGCGGGCCGAGCGCGTTCCAGAGTTCCTTGAGTGCGTTCCAAAGATCAGTTAGCGCGGGCTTCATGTCGATCCACGCCTGCTTTAGTGCCTGCCAGACCTGACTGGCCGCGTCTTTCAAGATCGGCCAGATGGTGGTCTTCCAGACCTCCCAGAGCTGTTTGAGCGCGTCCCACAGCGTGCGCGCGGCAGCTCCCACGTCTTGCAGGAAGCCGATAAAGCCGGTGGCAGTGGTTACCCCGTTGAAGCCGTCGACCAGCGCCTGTATGCCGGTCTTGAGACCTTCGAACGCCTTAAGCGCAATGTCCTTAATTGATCTTGCTAAGCCGTCAACGAAAGCCCGGAACTTTTCGTTGTGCTGGTAGAGCGCGACCAGCCCGGCCACTACAGCCGCAACCGCCGCGATCACGATCCCCCACGGACCAGCAGCCAACAGCCCCACTACATGGACTAGTCCTTTAATGCCGTTGATAACGGTGCTGAGGATTCCCAGAGTTACAAGAGCGTCTTTGAACCGGGCGATTGCGCCGACGATCTTCATAACCGTTCCGACCGCAAGCAAGATCCCGGCAGACCAAGTCGCGATCTTGGCGCCTACTTCGACGATCCGGGGATCGATCTCCAGTAGCTTGTTGACGAAAGCGGTAACGGCATCGATGATCCCGCGAAAAGCGTTCAATAGCGGAGTACCCGCCGTGATCATGAACGTTTCGAGCGAGCCCTTGAGCTTCTCCAGTGAGCCCTTGAAGTTGTCGAGCTTGGTAGCAGCAACATCAGCGGCCTTGACCTCGCCAATCCGCTTGGACATCTCGGAGAATTCGGCACCGGTAGTGTTCACCAGCGCCGAGATCACCGGCCACGCGTTGCGACCGAAAGCACCTTCGTAGAAGGTCTTTTTCTCTTCCTCCGATAGGTGCGCGGTCTTCTCGCGCAAGATCCCGATGATCTCTGTGAACGGCTTCAGGTTGCCGTTCGCGTCATAGAAGATGTTCGAGCCGTCCTTGGTGATCAAGCCCAGCTCTTTGAATGCTTCCCTCTGCTTGTCGGTGGTCGGCGTCAAGCCAGCGAGCACACCACGCAACCCGGTACCGGCCTCAGATCCCCGGATGCCGTTCTGCGCCAGAACTGCTAGCGCGAGATTGGTGTCATCGAAGCTCATCCCCGCTGACTTAGCGACCGGACCGACGTACTTAAACGCCTCACCAAGATCTTGGACGCTGGCCGAGGAAGCGTTAGCCGCACCTGCCAAGGCATCCGCAACGTGAGGCAGTTCTTGGGCGTCCATCTTGAACTGGTTCATCACGTCGGACATGACTGTCGCGGCGTCTTTGAGGTTGATCTGCCCGGCCTCTGCGAGAGCCACTGTGGCGTCCGCTGCGCCGTTCATCACGTCCGGGACAGAGACACCTGCCTTGACCAGTTCTTCGATCGCTGAGGCAGCCTCAGAGGCGCTAAAAGAGGTGTCCTTGCCGAGCTGCATAGCCTTCTGGCCGAGCTGCTCCATCTCTTGCCCGCTGGCACCAGAAACGGCCTTGATGGCGGACATTTTCTGTTCGAAGTCGGCAGCGCTCTTGATCGCCAGACCGATGCCAGCACCGATAGCGGCACCGGCTTTCTGCATGGTGCCGCCGACTTTGTCGTATGCCGCGCTAGTGTCGCCTGACTTTTTAGTCAGATCATCAAGATCACGCTTGGCTTTGTCCGGGCCATCGCCCTTGTACTCAAGCTCGATCGTGCCCCGGGCGGTTCCTAGGTTGTAATCCGCCATCGGGGCTCACATCCTCCTCACGGTGCCAGGTTTTGGCTCCCTGAATCGACCCTTTGGTGTGTCATCAGCTCCGCCTAGCCACTTGTGGAGTCGTTGTGTTCGTCTTTGCGCTACTGCCTTCTCGTTCTTGCCTTTGATCTTGTCGAGATCGGTTTCGATCTCCGCTGCGAGATACCAAGCTGCTCGATCGAACGCCCAGGCTTCAAGATCATCATGAATCCCCATCAACTCGCTCGGACGAATCCGCAGCTTCTGGCTGATGATCCAGCTCTCCCACAATTGCTGCGTGTTGCTCACGAAATCGAGAGAGATCGCGCACGCCCCCGAGCGCGAAGTTCATGAGGAACATCTTGTCTTCGATGTCGATCATGTCGTCATAGATCACGTTGGGAAGCCGGAGAGTGATGTCATTCGGCGAGGACTTGATCTCCGGCTTCACCACGACATAGATCACAATCTTGTCGATTACGCGCATCATTTCGGTGAGCTTCTCAGGGTCGTTCATGATCTCGCCGATGACTTCGGTGTCCGGCCTAGGTTCCTTGCCGGTCTTCACCTTCTCGGCTTGGTCGTTGACGATCTTGGTCAGCGTGTCGAAATTGTTGACGATGCCCGCCTTGATCAGACCTTCGAGTCCCGGCCTACGAACCAGACAGACCTGGCCGGACGGCACTACAAGATCTTCATAGGCGGAAACCGCACCCCACGTACTCGGCGCGTACCTGTCACCGTTAGGCGGTGAAGGAGGAGGTGCCTCGGCAACAGTCGCTGCCGTGCGCTTGCGGGGTGCCCGCTTGGTTGGTGTTGCTTTCTTTGCTGGGGTTGTGGACGGCATCGGGTGCTCCTTGTCCTTGATCGTTTGGTTATGGTCCGCCGATTGCGTCGGCCTCTTCGTTCTGGATGAATTCGAAGATCAAACCCTCACGGCCGGTGATGCGCGAGCCGAGCGCTACCCCGGCGCAAGCAGTGAGGAAGAACTCGCCATCGGTGAACTCACCTTCGAAGTCACCGGAAGCTCGGCAGCGATCCATCACGAGATGCACGTCGCCGCCAGAATCGCTGATCACTTGTCCTTCGATCTTGAAGAACGGCTTGGACTCCGTGACCAGCTTCTTGTAACTGATCTTGATGCTCGGAGTAGTTCCGGACTCGGTAAGAGTGCCGCCGTCGATGATCTTGAGCGCGGGAAGTGACAGACCGCCAGCTTCCAGCTCCCACTCGACCTCGGGACCCTTGCCCTTGGTCGTGATGATCTGATCATCACCACGAAGCTCTTCGAAGTCCTCAGTCTCAGTCCAGCTCAGCGTCCGAGCGTAAGGAAGATCAACTGAGGTAGCTGAAAGATCGGTCCCCTCGGCGTCGTCGTACCCAGTGACCTTGATGTCACGAATACCGTAGGGAATCGCTGTTGAGAGAGGCATGACGCACCTTCCGTGTTGAGGACGGCGTCACGCGCTCCTGAGTCCATGGTTCTCTGAATTTGAGGGTTTTGATCAACTCACCCGTCAGGGGATCGAAGTGGTGCAAGATCACGAGTCCAGGACCGGCTCCACATCGAACCGATCTGCATTTGATCTCCAAGACCCCGTCCAGGAGAACCCCGTGTAATTTGCCCCTGCATCGAAGCTCAGTCACTTGCCTTATCGATGATCTTGAGGTTGGGATCAAGGTTCTTGCAGTAGTTCAGAGCTTCCTCGGTGAAGTCCTCGACGGGCACCGCCCAATCGTTCTTCCACCACCACTTGACCTCACCTTGATCATCAATTTCGATTGCTTTCCAGTCCTTCTCGGTGATGATCTTCTCATCGTAGGGACCGACGTACTTGACAACCGTTTTCGCAGACGACCGAGTCGACTTGCGAGCTGATCTTGCAGGCAAGTTGATCTTCCTCCTTCAAGACGGCAGTCTATCGGGAGAGTGCGCTAAAGCTCACGTTTTTGGTAACTGTGTTGTAGCCGTCATCGAAAAGGTCGCGCGAGGTGCCGTTCCAGCGAGCCAAGGTCAAGGTGCCATCAGCACCGCCCAAGTGCACCGAATCCTCCAAGATCACGATCATTCTCTCGATCGCAGCATCGATCCGGCCATAGTCGCGTTCTCGATCATGAACCCAGATCACCAGAGTTTCCGCGCCGTGCTGTTTGAACGAGAGCTGCTGTTCATCCCAGTGCACTGTCATGAAAAGATCTTCGGGCGGAGTGTCTACCGAGTTAGCTCCATAGACGGCTCCGACGCCGATGCCAGACAAGATCGGATCGTTCTCTAGCAGTGTCATCACTGCGGCGCGCGCGGTCATGAGAACATCTTCGAGAGCCCAGCTTGCACAGTGCGCATGACTTCCGGTCCCTGGTTAGAGATCGTCGGATTAATGATCCCCAACCGGCCAGACCAGCGAACTTCGAGATAGATCCCATAGGGCACCCCGTGCGCGAGAATGATCTTGTATGGGCCGTTATGCGGGGCCTCGGCTACTCCTCGCAATCCAGACCGAGCATTGCCGGTACGGTCATGCCACTTAGCGTTGCGCTTCGCGTACGACTCGACTTGTGGGGCGTGCTGCCGGACAACAGCCCCTAGGAAGTTGTCAACTCCGCTGCGCACAGCGTGTTCCAACTTGGGAGATATTTGATCATCCCAGCGCATCTTAGCCAAATCGGATCACCTCCGCGCGTTGCTCCCAGCCGTTGAAATGATAGAGCTGTGCGACCTCGAACGATCGGCCGTCATAATCGAAGATGTCGTACTTTTCAAGATCACAATCCCAGCGCCCTAGCAAGATCATCTCCATCTCGCGCTGGACGCCATCAGACCCAGTAAGCAAGATCGGTAACCCGGACGGCTCGATCAATCGCATTTTCTGGGGCTCTCTCGGGCTCAGCGTCTGGAAAGCAAAGCCGCCAGTCGGCATCTTGGCACGTACTCGGGGAATCAAGGTAATGATCACCGGCATCGTGTCTATGAATGCGCGGGTGATCTTGCGTTGGATATCGATCTCGTCATTGACACCGGGGTAACCACTCGGAGCTTCGGGAGGGTTCGGGATGATGATCGACACGTCTGATCCTAACTTTCTAGCAGCAGATGATGCCCAGTTTCTTGGAGTAGCGGATAGCCCGCTTCGGTAAGCAAAATCGAATTGTCGAAGTCGGGAGCGGCGGAGTCCCTGACCACGATCGCGATTCCATACGGCGCAGGACCGGTGAACGTAGCCGCTGCCGGGGTAGCGATCTTCACTCCTGTCACCGTGAGATCAGGAAGATCAAGTTTGGATAGCTCAATCGCGACCAGCGTGCTAACTGTGGCGCTGACCTCCGCGACTTCAGTCATTCCGGCCGGGGGTGTCCACGTGATCGCGTTCGCAGATGTGCTGTTGCGAGTAGCGGCAAACCCGAGCATCAAGGCGTTCTTGGTGACTGAGGTGATCGTTGGAATCCGCACGTCCGGGAAGGTGTCAATGACCCCGTTGTCGGTTTGCGGTGCGGTGTCTTCTGGATTTGCCGTGCTGTAGCCCGTCACAGCCACGCTAATGGCCGCGAAGCGCCCGGATGTGAACGGAAGTACCGGAGCGGTGTCCCCGGCCTGTAGAACCCTCCTGAGGCATCCGCAGAGCACGTTGGAGTTCTGCATGTTGTTGAACGGCGGAACGAAATCCGACCAACCGGCCGGAGCTGGCCCGAAGACCGGACTGGACGACAGCAAGACCCAGCCGAGATAGCAGAGATCATTTGCTTGCCAGCCGGACGGCAGCGGGACCGTGGCGCTGGTCTCGGTCGCCGCCGACCCGTAAGTGCCCGCTGATCTAACTTGCGGCGTCATGCTCAAGCCAAGTTAGCGAGCTGGGACCACAGCGCAACGATCGTCGCTGACATTGATGTGCCACCGTTGAAGCTCAATCCGATCTTGGAATTAGCCGGGGTGGAGTCAAAGCCAGAGCTGTTGGCGATCACTGTTGGTGCTGACTGGACCGATAGGCCGGTACCTGCCGAGCTGCCTCCTGATCCAAGATCGTGAATCAAGCTGGCCCATCCGCCGATTACTGCCGTGGTGCCGATACCAACCGATTTGAAGATCACATTGACATCAAAAACGCCTTCATCAACGACAGCGGTCTGAGCTGGGAAAGTAAGCGTCAACCGCGCCGCGTCGCTAAGCGATCCGTTGGTTCCGATCCGAACCGTGATCACTGGCGCGGCAGTGCCTGCGTTGGTCTTGGAGATGCTGAACTTGCAGGTGTAGAACGTCTTGGCCTTGAACGCTGAATCGGCCGGTACGGCACAATCTGAGCCGCTCAGATAGGTGTCTGCAGCAAATCCCGGGCCAAGATTGGCGAGGTTGGTGTTCCAGACCGAGCGACCGACGAAAGCCGCGATCTGCGTCATTGTCGCTTGCTTGGTCGCGCCGCCTTGCACAACGGGCACGTCATCGCCACCAGCGAGCGCGCTTGCGACAGCTAGCCCGCTGATCTTCTTATCATTTGGGCCGAGTACCTTCACTCAAGATCATCCGATGACTGTCACGCGGTATGCATTTGACGCCGGAGCGGTCGCAAAGGTGATCACAACCGTGTTGACAGTGGTCTTTTGAACATCTACGAAGACCTCGTCAAACGTCGTCGCGTCGTGCACACTGACCAGCACGTCTCGGGTGTTGAGGTTGTGCGTGACCGTGATCGCGGTTGTTGAGCCGTCACCGATGTTGGCCGAGAACCGCTTAGCGAGTCCGGTATAGGTCGGATCGATGCCTACTGTGTCGGCAGCGACTGTGATGCCGGTACCAGCGCCCACGTTGAGCGTCAGCGCCGGAGACTCGGTCAGACCATTGCCAGCGGTGTAAGTTGTAGAGCCGCCGATCTGAGCCCACACAACATTGCTCGACCCGACCGTGACGTTATCCGTGGTCTGCGTGAAAGCAAGATCTTTATTGACCGTGCCAGCGACCACATAAACCGTTGCCGATTGCATCTCGGCAGTGGAATCGTTGTCTGTTGCCCGGGTCGGAGCACCGGACGCGTTGACGGTATAGATCCCGTTCTCTGTTTGGGTGGTCTGATTCTTCAGCAGAATTCGATCACCAGTGACTAGTGATACGCCATCGACCGAAGAGCCGTTGGCAAATGCGCTCGCTAGCGTGCCGTTGGCTGTGGTCGCAACCCTGACCGGTTGCTTCCACGAGAGCCCGGCAACAGCGGCATCGAGCTGTTGCTTGGTAACTGCGTCTGTTGCGGCCGACCCGTCCGCCAGAGAGGTGATCTTCTGGTTGTTCAGGTTGAGGCCATTCATGACCTTGATGCTCATGCTTGCAAGATCGCCTTTCCGGTAGTCGGTGCCGGGAAAGTGGCAACGACGGTTGCTGTGTCAGGGTATTCAAGATCAGTCAAGATCATCTGGTTTTCGGCATCAATGATCGTGACTTCGGGGTGTCGGCCGAACGCGTGCAAGATCGCCCAGGTTGCTATCGGGGTGTCTTGATCAAATTGCATGTAGAAGGTCTGAGCGCCCTCAGCCTCAAAAGCATCGAAGGGAACCCGCGAACCGTTGACGAGATAGTCATACGATCCGACATCGATGTAGAAGTCGACATTGCCGGACTCGTCAGCGATCAAGGGATTAGGTAGGACTGTGCTGCCGACCGCAGCTTGATACAACGTGGCAGGTACTAAGGTGCCTCGCCCCAAGATCAAGATGTCTTCGCCGTCCGCTACTTGACCGTTGACGTAACGGAAGTTCTGATGGACGAGAAGCCTGGTCACGGTCGCTCGATTGGTCGGGTTCTACCCGGTCGCATCCCACCTGTGATCGCGCCGCCACTAGCGGCTGTGTCAGCGAATGTCTTCGCCATGGCTAGAGCTTGTTCGTGAAGATCACCGAGTGATCGTCTCGATGAGCCTTCCTGAACGTCAGCAAGATCAGCATATCGACCAGCTTTCATCCGCCAGATCGCTGCTGATGCCGAGTCAAGATCTCCGTCGTAGCTATCGATTATCGCGCTGAGTTGATCATCAGAGTAATGATCTTCGGTCGGTTCATTGACGTTGGCTCGGACGGCGCTGATCTCTTCGGCAGTAGCCATCGCGCCTCCCTCAATGCTCTTGATGAAGGGCCGATGTCATCAATGGGAACACCGGCCCAACATCCTTTCGCAGGTCTCCCTACGTCTCGTCAGCCTCTTCGAGCCGGTCGATCAGCTCTTGCTTGTTGCCTGAGGTCGGAAGATCACGAGCCCTCAAACGATCTTGAAGCTCGGGTACTGTCAGGTCGCCGTATTCGACTTCCTCCGGGGGTTCCTCCCCGAATTCAGATCCGCTGGCGAGCGCAACCCAGTACTCAACCTTCTCGACCGGCCACTTCGTCAGGAGGTAATCGATAGTCTCTTGATCAAGAGGCTTGGTGAGATCAAGTTGCTTGCTCATGATCAACTCCTATGCGTACTGAGTCGGCACCGAGTAGGCAGCGGCACTGATCTTCATGACCATTCCCGCGCCGCGTTGCCGGATGCCGGTTCCGAACCCTCGCACGTAGTACGAATCGATCAACGGGTAATCGGACTGCTTGTCCTGTACCAGCCGCAAGCCACGGAGAGCCGCGTTCGCGTGCTCTCGGAAGCCAATCGGGTTGTTGAGGTTGGCATCTCCGCCAGATCCCAACAGCACGACGTAACCGGCCGGGATGTAGGACTCTTCAACGATGATCGCTGGGCCGTACGAGCCCACCACGTTCATGCCGCGATAGGTGCTCGATACCTGCCCACCGACAACAGCCATCGTGGTTGGGACGATGAACGCAGGCTGATTGGCAGCCGGGATGAAGTCCCATCGAGCTACCGCGCCGTTGTTATTCGTCTGACCTTGCCGGAACGTCCTGATCACATTCGCCTGAGCCTCGTTGGTCAGGAAGAAAAGATCAGTTCCGTTCTCGGCCGAGTAGCCGTGCGACTTAAGATCATCGATCATCTCCTCAAGATCACCAGAGTCGATGTTCGCGTTGCCCGAGTTGCGATAGTGCGTGTGCGAGCCAGTGAACGTGTTGGTCTTGTAATCGGGTGGCGCATTGCCGTCCGCGTTCCAGAAGCAGTACACGTTGTAGTTCTGCTGCTTGATGTTCGCGGTCCGGTTAGTGTTCCGGAACAGCGTGCGCATGACCTCCAAGAACACGAGCCGGTTGTCAGCATCGAGCGCGGCCTGATGGATCGCATCTACTTGAGCTGCGCTCGCGTCAGCGAGGAACAGCCACGTGAAGCGAGCCGCCAAGTCGTACCACTTGAAGGTGTAACCGAGCTGCAAGATCGATCCGGTCGGCCTGATCGACTTCGGCACGCCGTACTCGGACATCTCTTCGAAATCGCCACCGCCGAACTGTGGCACGTCCTCGATGATGTTGGTCACCTGGAACGTCAGCAATTCGATCAAGCGCTGGCGAGCTTCGTTCTGAATCCGGAGCGATGCCTGGAAGTCAGACCAGATCTCATTGAGATCCCGGCCGTCAGCGGTCTGACCGAGAATGTCGGCAGCCGCGTTATAGCCGTACGCACCGCCTGCGATCTGCGGTATCAGACCGAGCTTGCGAAGATCAACAGTGTTCTTGGTCCGCTGGAATGCCTTGGGCGGAACGCCATAGATCGAAAGATCAAATGGATTGCGTGAAGTGATCATGTCGTCGCCGTCCCACTCACTCGAACGATCAAGCGGGTGGCTTCGACGGTGAACCCGACTTCGCCGCCAGCGCCTGCACCTGCCGCGCCGATCACTCCGGAGGCATTCACGCCGCCGTAGTTCTCGCCCGCGATCAAGGTCGGAGACGTGATGTCAACGATCTCGCCAGAGGTCATCACATCAACGATGTCGTTGGCTTTCTTGCCCTTGGCATCGACCACCAACACCCCACGAACGCCGGTCTGCCCAGCGCCCTTTACGACCTTTCCGCTGGAGTTGAGCCCAACCGCGAACGGAATGCCAACATCAGCGTCTAGCCAGTCGGCGTTAAGTGGGGCTCGAAACCCTCCAGAGATCGGGTCGTATTTGTCGTAACGCGCAGCCACGACAGCCCCTTTCTCTTAGGTTTTCTTGATCTTGGTCAGCGCTGAAGCGCTGGGAACCTCTTGATCAAGTCCTCCCGCTTTTTCGTTCCCTTATCGGCTGGGGTCTGCCTAGTTCGATCACCACTCGGTTGCGGAGGCAAGCCTGTGTCTTCGTCCTTGGGCTCAAGCAAATATGAGTCGGATTCAGCGAGTTTCTTGATCGCTTGGTCAAGCCCAGTGATCGTTCCGTCCTTCGCTATCTCGATCTCGCTGAGATCAAGCAGCTTCATTGCGGAATCCGGATTGCGCCACGCATGCTTTTTGTCGGAGAGGAACGCGTTCTTGATCGACAGATCTTGATTGACCTTGATCAATTCCGCGACCTGATCCTTCAGCTCGGCTACCTGAGTAGACAACTTCTCGGTCTCTGACTTCGAAGCGTCATCGATCTCTTTGAGCCGGGCTTGTGCTGCAGCCAGTTCGTCAGCCAACCGCTTAGCTTCGTTGCGCCGCTTCGCGTTCTCGTCGCTTAGCTCTTTGATCCGGGGATCTTTGGACTTGTCGTCACCGGAATGATCTTCATTCGCAGGTGGCGTTTCACTACCCGAACTCTCCTGCTCGCCCTCCCCGTCTTCAGCTCCGCCCATGATCGGATAGACAGGCTTTCCGTTGATCATGAACAGTGGGGTGCGCGCTTGGATAGCAAGTTCAGCGAGGCTCCGCCCCATGAGTGACCTCCGGTCGTTGCTGATCAGGTAGACACGGAGCACTATAACGGCAATAAACCGTGATCTTCAGAATTTCTTGATCAAAAACAAAGAGACCGCCAAGTCAGCGGTCTCTAATTGATCTTGTAAGCGCTATGTGGGTGCGCGTGGTACTCCTCGGGGCGGGTTCTGGAACGGGCCGGAGATCTCCGGGTTCCCGTCGATGATCATGTCCATCAGGTAGTAACCATCGTTCAGCGGCTTCCAAGCTCCGTCGCGCAGGATGTACTGCTCTAGAGGCGGGTCATCGCCCATGAAATAGTGCCAGACATATCGCTGGCTGACTTGGGTGTAATAGCCGACTCTGTTGCTTGCCATGTGCAACCCCCTCCATCAGGTACAACGTTTTTGTCAACGGATTAATTCCCGTTCAGTGGATATCGTGCACGCCTGGCGGCACCATCATTCCACCTGACATCATGGTCATTTGATCATTCAGTGCCTGCCACTCCGAGCTGCCGGGTCGGGTCAGTTTCTGTTGGTCATACAGGCCATGCAGCTTGTTCTTGACCTCCAGCGATTCGGGCGTGTGAAACTGCAGCTCGATCGGCTGAGCTTGATCTTTTAGCTTGACGTTCACTCCGTAGTACGGGTTACCGATCGTGTTCTCCCAGGTGTTCTTGATCTGTGTCACCTCATACCCGCTGCCACGCAGTCGACCAAGCATCTGATTGACATCTGCCGCCAACCGGTCAGGGCTCGACAATTGGGTATAACGCACTGAATCAAAAAGCTCGCCAGCCGCTTGCTTAGGTGTGAGCCCCTTGTCCGCAACGTCTTTTCTGATCTTCACTGCTAACGAGTCGGGCGTCTTCACTCGGTATTGCAAGCCCTCTAGTTTGGCACCCTCGGGCAGCAGGTTCTGCAGGTCAGTCGTGATCTTGCCAGCGGCTTTGGTGGCCTGTGCATGCACTTGGTTCGCAGCAGCCACAACATCACGACCGTACGGCTTGCCCTTGCTGTCGACGGCATCGGGGGCGAGGTCTGAGTGATCACCTTTCAACTCGGGTGCGTTGCTGTAGCCACCCTTGTTGTAATGATCAAGAAACGCTCCACGGCTGAGCGTTTCCGGGGTCACATAGCAGAAGCAATTGGGATGTGGTTTGTTTGGTACCTCGTGAGGTCTGAAGAAATGCTCTTCGTAGTCGTTGCAAGCATCGGGGCGCGGATGACTGCCGGACAGGTGCCAGACCATCCCAATCACGTACGGGTTCTTCTGTGCTTGATCAACTGAGACCGCGTGGAAAGCGTTGTTCAGCTCGGTTCGGCCGAGTCGCAAGCTCGCGCCACGTAATCCGCCCGGCGCAGTCGGTTTGACGAACTGCCGGATGTCTCTAGCCAGCTCGCGGCCGGATGACCCGCGCGCGAGATGCTGATTGATCATCCGATTGACTTGACCCTTGACAAGCTGCTGCGTTCGATAGACCCGAGTCGACAGCGGCTTGTACGACTTGCCTTGTATCCGCGCCATTGCGGCATCAATGGCAAGCGGCTTGCCAGTCATGGACTTCTCGATGCCGCGCAGCACCTGAGCCGAGAGCCTCTCGCTCTTAGGCAGCAACGACTTCGGTCCAACTGCCTCACTGATCGCATCCACGGTCCATTCAGTGATGATCTCGGCAGCCAGCTCGCCCATTGGTGGCTTTGCGTCAGCGATCTCTGCTTCGAGCAAATCGAAATGATCTTCTACCTTGCCCATGATCGCAGCTCGGGTATTGATGATCGTGTATTTCTGAACCGCACTGAGGGCTCCGAGCTTCTCGATCGTGTCGATCTCATAGGCCATGCCTTCGCCGGTTTTACGAGTCAGGATGACAACGGCATCAGTCAGCAGTCTTTGTTTCTTCAAGAATTCGTGCAGGGGATGAGCCACGGTGAGCCTCCTCCCACTCTTCCTTGATGCGATGAGTGTCGGCCAAGATCAACGCCATTTGATCAACCATCAGCTCGGTAACTGCATGAAACTGCCGTTCGAGCCTGACAAAGTCGCCTACGTTGACCGCTTCGTGAACATCATCTCGAAACCAGTCCGAGAGTGGCCGGTGCCAGAGATGGAGCACTTCGTGCACGATCGTGTCGCGACGCTCATCTTCTGGTCGGCTCATCCAATCCTTAGACAGGTAGACCTGCGCCACATAGCGATCATCGGTATAGATCACTTCAGCGATCGAGCCCTTGTCAGCGGGCTTGTCCATGATCAAGATTCGGTACGCTGGAAGACCCATTGCCACCATGAGTTTCGAGATGAAGATCAATAACCCATCGACATGATCTTCGGGAACACGTTGCTTACGCCGCTTGTCCTTACGCCGCTTCGGCACTTTCCAGCTCCCTCGCTATCCGGGCCTCAAAGGGGTCCGTGTTGCGAGCGGCAGCTAGCGCAGCTTGCTCCAGTACAACCTGCTCCCCCATCTCTGCGGGGAACTCCAGCCCGAGCTTTTCGCTGACCAGCACGCGAGCGTATTCGACGCTGATGATCCCCTTGTCGATCAAGAGGCCAACCTCTTTGAGGAAAGCCTCCCGATTGATAGGCATAGGATCGCTGACAATCGAGACCGCCGTTGCGGACTCGCCGAAGTTAATCGATTCGTAAGCTGGCAACCAACCGCGCGAGATGTCATACAGCATCTGGTCGTAAATGCTGAGCATCTCCTGCTCTTTCTCAGAACATTTTGCGAGCAACGGTGCCATCTTGAACGAGAGCGCGATTCCGGACTCCGCAAGTCGCACATCCGTTATGTCGCCGATCGCAATATCTGGTGTGCCTGATGCTTCCTTCATCTTGGCTTCCAGATACCGAGCATGATCAAGATTGGGCTCGACACTTATTACGCCGTTCACCCTTTTCCAGTCAGCGTCCGGATCGATCTCGGCAACGTAACCGGGTCCGATCCTCCAGCTCGTCTCATTGCCTGCCTCGTCCACTGGCGGGCCGGATGTGGTGACGTACAAACCCAGCCCCGAGAGGGCTAACTCGATCTCCTCGTCACTGATCACTTGGGATACCGCCGCAGCTATGCGTTCGAGTCCCGCTAGCTCGGAAACTCCAAAGTGATCGCTAGGGGCCGGGTCGTTCTTGATGTGGTACACCGGCAGCGCGGTGATCTCTGGCGGCAGAGGATGCACAGGGACCGGGGGTGCCGGTGGGTTCTTGGCTTTCTTGAGATCTTTCGGATCGATGTTTCGATCATCCCAAGCGCCTAGCTCCCACCATGTGACCTCGTGAGTGATCGTTCCGCTGACCGGGTCTTTGCGGTAGGTCTGCCGCTTGATCATCTGCTCGTTCTTGTCATTGACCCGGATCTCCACGATGTGACAACCGATGCGCTTGCTGTCATCGGCCTCGTCATAGATCGGGAAGTACGATGCCGGGTCCAATTCCAAGATCGAGATTCGCTTGCCCTGAGACAGCAATGGATCGGCAACGATGTGCCAGCACGTGTCACCTCTGATCAATCCGTAACGCTTCTGGCTGGCGAACTTGGACCAGACCCGCTCGCGCCGGAAAAGCGGCGTCATCACTTGCATGAGCAACGCACGCTCGGAGTCGGTGCCGAGCCGAGGATCAGCTACGAAGGTCCAGTCTTTGGCTAGGAACCGATTACACGCTTCGATGATCGTTTTCGCGCTCGGGATCAATATCGGATTGGATTCGTTGCCGCGTTGAATGATCTCGTAAGCATCGGGCACGTTGCGATACATGCCCTCATAGAGCGCGTACGCCTCAATGCGCTGGGCGTCTGTCGGAGTTAGCCAGGTCGGAAGTACGCCCAGCAGAGGCAGGGCTGTTGAATAGGGGGAAAGATCAACCACTGTACGCAGCTCTCCTCACTCGTGCCCTGCGGGCGATCTTATCGGGAGTCCCGTGCCTACCGGCGAAATAACGACCAAGCGCTTCGGGTCCATGATCATCTTTCTTCATCGGATTCTCCGGAGTGCCGGTTGCCTCACTGCGCTTCTGGGCGTAGCGATAATTCAGCATGTCCAAGATCGTTCTGGTGCATGATCGATCGAACATCAGCTTGGGCCGGTTCTCGGGATGATCATGAGGTCGGCCGGACAGTTTCCACTTCATCCACTTGCGGATGGCATCAATCCGGAACTTGACCTCGGCCGCGCCATCGCTACGGTGTTTAATCTTGAGCTTCTTTTCCAAGATCGCGGTATCACCAGGAGATGCCGGGTCCGGGTAGAACGCGATGGTGTCTCGCGGGCACAGATTGCGCCTCAAGATCTCATCAGCGAACTCATCCGGCGCGAGTCCCTCGCGGTACACCTCACCGAGCACATTGATAATCTCGGTGTGCGGGTCTTCCTGGATGAGAAGCCACACGTTCGGGTTGGTAAAGCCGTAGTCGACTGCGGCGTACGTCGGCCAGCTAGGCACGTACTCAAGATCAGTAACGTGAATCTCCTCATCAAATTCCTTGAAGACCCGACCAACGAACGTCGTGAAGTCCGCGCCAATTTCTTGATCAAATGCCTCATCGGTGAGATCTTCGATCAGCGCGGTGATCTCGGAATCGATCCGGATGTGGTCGCGTGGCTCTCCGGCCAGGAACAGCTCGCGATAGTGCTCGACCAGCTCGTACGTAGCCCCGCCCGGGTAGACGTGGGGGTTAAGCCAGGACGGCGCACGGAGGCTCCACCAGTCGACGTATTTGGGGTCTAGGCCGCGCTTCCAGAGGTCATAGAACCAGTTCTTGCCCTCGGGGGTAGAGGTCAGTAGGCACCAACCGTGAAAGTCCGCCAGCGTGGGCCGTATGAACCGTGGATAGACGTTTTCCTTGAGCTTGGCAGCCTCGGCCAGCACCGCGCCGCTCAGACCCTCGCCCACGAGCGATTCCGGATGCTGCGCGCTCTTGGCATGTACCTGAAACTTGCCCTGCCAAAGGCTCAGATGCATGTTGCCGCCGATCGGGTCGTTATAGGTTCCCGGCCGATCGAAGTACTCCCCAATTCCGATCTTGGTCAACGCGTTATAGAGAACCCGGAATTCCTTCTCGGAATCGGTGTATGTCGGGCCGACGATCCAGAACTCGCGGCGCTTACCAAGATCATCTAGCATCGGCACTGCCATGCGAGTGTTCATCGCTTCGTGAACGAGTTTGTTGCCGCCGATCTCGGACTTACCGAAGCGACGACCAGCAGCCAACACCTTGTTACGTTGACGTGCGTTGATCACCCGCTGCTGGCCCTCGTGCGGGTGCCAATTGATCTTGGAGTAGCAATATTCCTCGGTGGCTACCCGGGGAGGCAGCAGTCCGCTAGAAAGCCCCACCACGAACGGACGCGGCACCAGAGCTGATCCTCTTACCGCCTACCTTGGCACCTACGCGCCCGTTGGACTTGGTGATCTGTGGTCCCTTGCTAGTTGCGGTCCCTCGGGTGCCTGCATTCTTGCGCAGCATCTTACGAGCTTCGGCGTCTGAACTAAGCGGGGCATCAGGAATAAACTCGCCAGCCATTAATGATCATCTCCTTGAGTGATCTCTAGCGGATCATCGGGCACAACTGTACCGGTGATCAACTCGGTTGCGCCGGATTCATGAATGCCATCGAAGAACGCCATCACCGGGTCATGCGGCTTGATCTCGATCACAGTAGCGGTCGGCGCGACCTTGTCAATGATCATTTTTGCTGCCTGCAGCCGGACTTGTGGCGGGTTGTTCGGGTTGGCACAGATCTCGCGCATCGTTTGGGTTGCTTCGATGAACGATGCCGCGAACACGTCATTGCCGCGAGACAGCAGCGCACGTTGCATGTCTGCGATCTTGTTCACGTGAAGCGCAGGACGAACGCGAGCAAAGGTACCGTCGTCCTCACGGACCTGCTGTCGAGCTAGCTCTTCGTCATCAAGTTGATCAACGGTGATGTCACCGCGTGCGAACTTCTCGGGCCGCGTCAAGACGCGCCGGTTTTCTTGATCAGCTAACCACGCCTCAGCGAAGTCTGGAACTGGTACCGACACGAGATGATCTTACGGGGTGCCGCGTCAGTGCACGGAAAAAGACGCGGCCCCCCTGCGGCAGAGCGAGCCAGGGTGGGGGAAATCCCGAGCTACAAGCTCTGACCCAATCCTATCGGCCAGACACCACGCCGAGCCGCAGTTATTGACTCGTTACTGATCAACTAGCGTCGGCTGCAGGTTGTGGCTTCGCTTGTAGTTGCCGTCGTAGTTGGGCTGTTCGTTGGTGGGCTCTCCGACATCGCCGCTGCCCTCGCAGCGTTCTTGATCATCGTTCCGGTGCTGGTACATCACACCATCGATAGTGACCGCAACGTTCCGCTTGCAGGTCGGGCAGATGGCCCGGCTGTGCGTCTGTACTACGTAAACCATGATCAGCGAGCCAGCACCGCGCGCTCAAGATCAGTAAGATCCCAAAGCGCGATGACCTCCCAAAGATCACCGGCAATCCAATGCAACAAGGCCGGATCTCGTGGAGCAATCAAGGTCCACTCTTCGACCTCCCACAAGATGTGATAGCGATGCAGCTTGTCCGGTCCTACCTCCGCGCGTACCTCGGGAGGGACCATCGGAATGATCGTTCGGCCCGAGTTGCTACGCCGAATTTTTTGATCACGAACACGAACGGTTACGTCGTTGACCAGTGCAATTCGGTTGTGCATCTCACCCCAGCGAGTTGGTTCCTCGATGGAATAAACGATGCTGTCTTCCCACCCACTGGTCTTGACCCAGCATGTCTTGCCGGTAGCTCGCGCGACCGCGATCTTGGGCAGCCCGTCATCGAAGAAACCGCCCGCCGCGACCGACTTGGACAGCTCGATGATCGAATGGCCCTTGACCATCGCCTCGTAACCTTTGATGATCTTTCGATCTTCAGCAGTGCGTTCCTTCGCTACTAGCTGGGCGTACGCATCTAGCCGCTCTTGTGCTGCTTCAATCGGCATCGTTATGGTCATCAGATCCATGATCATCTACCTTCCTTGTCTCCATGATTTTCTACTGGAATGTGTGCGAGCGCCGCGCGTCGCATACAGTCTCGGGTGCCCGGGCTCTTACCGAGTGGCCACGCCAGGCACAGGTCGATCGGCGTGATGAAATGAAGATCAACCATTTCTTGATTGCGCAAGTGCCCGGCGCGCTTGCCAAATAGCTTCCACTTGGCCGGGTGCGGATCGACTATGACGCGCCCCGGCAAGATCACGTTCAGCTCTCGCGCTATTTGATCAACGATGAAATCAGCTCCCCACTTCTCGCCAGTTTCTTTGTCTTCGCTGACTTGGGCTCCGTGGATCACGGTCACCGTGCCCTGGACTGAACCGACGTAGAACCCCAGTACCTTGCGGATAGGCAACCAATCACGCCAGTGACGACTACCGGTGCAAAGCAGCCGCAGATTGCCCTGCAGTGCGGCCTCGCGGATGTCGAAGTCGGACATGATCATTTACCCCGTGGCTCTCGATACTTGGCTTCCTTGACGAACTCGGTATATAGCTTGATCGTCAACCCGAGGATGCCGAGGTTGACTGCCATGATCACTAGCTCTGCGATTAGCGTCATGGGGTTAGCACTCCAAGATCACGAATTCCTGTCACTGTCACGCCCTCGTGCTGTGTGAAATCGAGAGAGAAGTACTTTCCGCAGATCTCGCACCATCCGCCGAGAGTGATCGTTACGTCGTCTTTGGACATCTCGGTCAGGTGTAGTCCGACCATCTCGCCACACAGCGGGCAGTACATCTGACCAAAGTCATCAACCCATAACAAAGCGCGCACGCCTTGGACTTTGTGATGATCTTGAGCAGGTGCAACAACACGATTCCTGCCTGGATCATGCAACATTCCGTAGCTCATGGTTTCATCTGCTTGATCATCTCGCGTCGCTCATCGACTGACATCCCAACCCATTCCTCGCCGGACATCAGACGCGGATCTCGGATGTGTTCGATCGCTTTGTCAGTGTCCGCCGTGCGCCAGTCCGGCCAGTGGCGCGACTCATTTTCAGACTGCTTGGCATGAAGGGCTTGGACGATCTGCTCAGCGGTATAGCCAGCACGCCACGCGCCATCGATGCCGAGAATGATCACATCGACCCACTCTTTGAGATCAAGCGGATGTTCTTCGATCTCGATCATCTCTTTCTTGATGTGATCAAGAACGCCCTTAGTGCGCGGGCCGGGGCCGAACGTTTGGTGGCTGAACTCGATCTGCCGCTTGATGTGCGCTACAAGATCAAACTTCATCACCCTCATGCTGTCGTCGCCGCCCCGACCAGATCATGACGCTGCGTTTTGGTGAGCGGCTTGATCAATTGAACTCCGCAGTAATAGGGCTTGTGAACCAGGAAGCCTGCAACCGCTCGAAACAGGTGCAACGGGCATGCGAACTCCTCTTGCAGCTCGCCCCGCACCAGATAATGCGCCTCTTGGCTACACGTCTCGCACACCGCGTTCAGCACCTGATACGCGGTACCAGGGCTGACCGTAATTTGATCAGCCTTGGCACCGCGCTCCTCTGGGCGATCACCCAACACCATGTCTCTTTGTCGAAGATCACGAATACCCGTGTCCGACCGAATCGGGAACGGGTAGTGCGCCGGATCATGATCAGCCGGTCGCCATCGTGCCGCTCGCTGCGCACTCTCTTCAGCAGTCAAAAACCCGTTCTCGGCCAACTTCTCAGCCCATTCCGTCATCATCTGTCCTTCCGTGCGATCTCAGCATCTGCTTTGTTTAGTTGATCAAGTAGCTCTGGCGGTGCGTTGGCTTCCAGGAAACGCAACCGACTCTGCATCTCGTGAAGTTGATCAATCTTCACCCGCCGCCACTGGGAAGCGTGCCCACCCTGCAGAACTTGATCGTCCAATACCGCGCGCGCGCCCGGGGTCGGTTTGGCTCGCGGCTTGGCTCGCGGTTGAGGCTTCGGCTTGCGGGCCTCGTGGTACTGCACGACCAACCACATCGTGTTGATCCCGGCCAGGAACGCCAAGGTCACGGTGTACCAGTTCGGTGCTATGTGATGCTCTAGCTGAAAGTCGATCAAGCCAAAGATCAAGAACAGTGGTGCCCACCAGATGGCTTTCTTGATCATGAGATCGGCCTCACCCATGTGCCCGTGATCAATCGCATCTCGTTATAGCCCGGGGTTCTGCCTGCGTAATAGTCGCCGGTCTGGGGGACTCGATAGACACCTTGGATCTCGACCCGCTCGCCGGAGTGCCCTTCGATCACTTGCTGAGCTGCTCGCCGAAACGGTCGCAGCTCGGTGAACGGTACCAACGTCCACGTGTGCCAGGAGCGATTTCGATTTGCAGATTCTGCAATTGTCTTGCACTCGACCAGGAATTGGTTCATCATCTCTGTCCTTCCGTCCCTGCCAGTCTAACAAAAAGTTTTCGCTGGCACTAGGCGCGTCCCCAGGCCGGTTGCGAACCGTATTGATCTTGCTGTTGCGAGCCTCCGTGGAAGGAAGATTCACCCCAATACATGCCCGATTCGTGAGTAATTCCATCGTGCGGCCCACCTTCGCCGGGATGATCTTGCTCGTATTTTTCCATCCCCTCGCGCCCGTAGTATGTCTTGCCGTCCGGCGCGTTGTAAGCGAAGTCCCCCAAGATGCCAGACTCGGTCTCCCAGCTCCCATTCGGGTGCTCGCCAGGGGCTACCTTCCCACCTTTGCCGCCACGCTGACCCTGCATGCCACCGCGCCCGCCGCGTTTGCCTCCGGACCCTTGACCCATCAGCGCCCCGCCGTCACCGCCTTGTTTACTGCCTCGGCGTGACTGAGCCCCCGGCATCTTGGGGAATTTTGATCTTGGCATTACCAGCCTCCGCCACTGCCCCACTGCTTAGGCCGCTCGCCGCTGCCACCTTCACCGCCACTCTGACCGTCTCGGAAACCGTCCTCATAGCCACGGTCATACTCAGAGCTGCCGAACCCTTCACCGCTCGACTGCCCGCCGCCTTTCTTGCCGCCGCCCTTTTTGCTGCCGCCTAGCTTCGGCATCTTTAGTTTTGCCATGATCAGCTCGCTCTCTTCATTCGGATGCCAAGGGAGGTGATCGCGTCCTCTTCCATGATCACGTACCGCCACATATCCATGGCATCGTCGTCGCGTTTTACCGGATGATCTTTGTTCTCATCCGACCAGATGTAGCAGTTGATCTCGCTGAGGAGATCAATCGGCTTTCCTCGCTCTTGCGCATCTTGATCAACTTCCAACAGGCAACCAAGCATGATCGCCACGTCGCGCAGCTTCAGCCGGTTGTCGACGGCTTCGATCCCGGCCTTGACCGACTTGCGAGCTTTGACCATGACCTGCTTGCGGACATCGAAGCCCCATTCTTTGCTGAGGATTCGCGCCATCTTTTCGGCGTCCTCGGGATTCTCCGAGTCGTAAACGATCTTCTCCGGGATTGGCTGGCCCGCCCGCGTCGTGTTGTCCAAGATCTGCTCGGTATGTTGCTCCACCGTGCGGCGCGTCATGTGGATCTCTTGGAACATCACGAGTCGGCCGTCCGGCTCGCGTACCCAGTTACCCCACGAGAACGCGTGATCAAATCCCCAGTCGATGCCCCAGATCCGGCCCCAGTCGTACGGCACGTTATAGGGCTTGATCACGTGCACAGCACTGTTGAATCTGGTGTAGATCAAACCCTCGGCCGGTGCCCATAGTCCGAGCCCGTTACGTAGCCAGCCCACCCCGGTGAGACTCTTCAAAGTCGAAAGCACCGCCCGGCCTTGATCAGTGATCACGTAATGGCCATCGACTCGATCGAATAGCTCGGGATTGTCCTCATGCCGGGCATCGAGCTTGTACGTCAAAGCGGCTTGCGCGCGCAGATAGAGCCAGTGCGTCGGCCACTGTGGCAGCGTGTGACCTAGGAGTTGGGTGTAGCCCATCGCGTTACCGGCCAGCGACATAGACAGGCTTTCCCAGTCCACTTGTTCAAGATCAGTAGCGCCGAGCACAACGATCATGTCGAAGCTACTGTCAGCAAACTTCCTCGGATCATCAATCCCAGCCAGCACGATTGAGGAACCATTGGTGAACTGGTACCGCTGCGGGACTCGCGAATTGCCGGTGAAGAACTGGACGTTCTTGTTCTTGATCAACTCCGGCAGTACCTTGCGCTCCAGAGTCGGAGTCGTGCCGATCGCATGATTTTTTTCGACCTTGCGAATGATCATGCCCTGAGTCCCGGGGTGCGCCTGGCACTCGGCCATCAGCTTTTCCATGCAGGCGCGCGGAGATCCAGTGTGCTGCGGACCAGTGATCAAGACCTCGCGATCGGTCATGTCAAAGATCTGACCGTGCACGCCGCGTGCTTCGTATCGGTGTTCAGTCACTTGGACGCTCGATCACGATCTGGACCGGTTGCGGATCAGGTCCGGGATTCGGCAGTCGGGTCAAGAGTTGCCCGGACTCCTCACCAGCCTGTCGCTCAATCGCCAATAGCGCGGCATTGAGCTTGATCAATATCGGGTTGGGATCTTCTTCGATGGTCTCTGTGCCCTCGTGGATCTCATGAAAGCGATCACTCAACGCAACGTGACGTTCCTGCGCCTTCCCGATGCGCGCGGCCTTGATCGTCAGCCAGTACTTGTCGAGCTTCAGGGCGTGCTTGAGCTTGAGCGCTTCGACCTCGACCCGATGTCTGGAGATGAAATTGTCGATCACTTCGAATCGGTGGCCGGTCTCCTCACCGATGATCTTGCTCTCGGCACCGGCAGCGGCCATCTGAATGATCTTGTCGGCCTCGTCGCCCTTGATCCAACTGCCTTTGCTCATGCCGCCTCCTGATCAGGAGGTGAGGTGTAAGGGCGTAGCGGGTTGGCGCGTTTCTGAGATCGGACGTACTCCCAGTTCGCATCAGCGGCCTCTTGATCTTTCTCATCGATGCCGGGCGGTAGATCATCGGGGTCGAAGTCGGGAAGATCTTCACTCGGGTCATAGAACTCCGGCCCGGCATTGCACACACGCAGCACGATCGGGCCTGATTGGTTGGTGTAGAAAACGCCTCTGATCTTGCGGTGTAGATGATCAGCTTTCGCGCCTCGCTGCCGCATTCCATCGCCAAGTGCCATGTCGACGGCTCGCGCACTCGCGAGGCGTCCTGCGAGCTTGAAGGTGAAGCCGTTACGGATCGGGCCGATCTCTTCGATGCTCGGGTGCTGTGTGCAACCGACCACCGTGATGCCGCACGCCGCGCCCTGGTTGAGTAGCGTTGACAGCGCGTTGATGATCCGGCTCTTGATCGGGGTTGGCGTGGTGTCACGGACAAGCTGAGCCAGCTCATCAACGACCAAGATGATGTGCGGATCGCCGGGCTTCGCGCGATGGTGCGGGTGCTTGAACCTGATCTTGTCAGCACGACGGCGCATCTCCCGAACAAGATCTTCAAGCGGCTTGATGAAGGTCTCTTCGTAGAGCATGTAATGCTGCTTGCCGCCGCCGTCATCGACCAGCTCTCCGACGTTCTCGCCGTAGTGGAAATCTTCCTTGCGAACGAATCCGAGATTGACCGCCGTGGCCATCTCCATGCCGTTCTTCGGATCGAGCATGATGATCCGGACCGCGCCCGAGTCGATGCCCTCTTTAAGATCATCCATCAGCGCCCACTCAAAAGTGGACTTGCCGTGCCGAGTCAGTGCGGCAACGAAGATGTGTTCATCGATGATCGGGATTCGAGCGATAGCGCCAGCTCGGCCGGACCCGTCCAGCGCCTGCCAGCGGCCGATCCGCACGCCACGATCCAGCCAGTCTTCCCAGTCTTCAAGATCATTTGGAGGACGGCGCGGACCGAACGGCTTGATCGTCTCGATAAAGGTCGGGATGGTCTCGGCCAGCAGATGCATGCCGTACATCAGCAAGATCGCGACGGTGGTTGCACTGATCGGGATGCCTTGCAGCACAGCCCGAGTAGTGATCTCAGCGGCGTCGTTACCGACCAGCAGCCCGAGCTTGTGATCGCAATAAGCAAAGCCAGCGGTCAGCCCGGTGGAGATCAACTCGGGCGGGATGGTGCGCCACAAGAACATCCGAAGTTTGTTCTTCAGGTACCACTTGCCGGAGACCTCGCCGGTCTGCCATTCGGCGAAGCTGCCTTCCAGGGTCGGGCCGGAATTGGTCATGACTCGGCCCACACCGGAACTGAGCCGAACCCGTACTTCTCGATCACAGCACGCTCAATAGCTGCGCAAAGATCACAGCGCTCGGCATCATCGAGCGCCAAGATCAGTGCACAGTCACGGCACTCGGCCGGGGGTTGCTCTTGTATGGGAGGAGGGAACTGCTGGGTGTCTTGATACACGAATCGCAGGATTTTTTCTGTGGTCCAGAGCAGACCCCAAAACGCCAAAGCTGCCCAGCCAACGCAGGACAGCAAGATCAGAGCTTTGACATATAGCTCGGCTAAGTAATTGATCATGGCGGCTCGCCTGCGTCTTGCAGTACCGGGCCAAGATCGATAAACAGCATCGAAGGTCCCGGTGCGGAGCTTGGTAACGGTTTGATCTGGTGCACAGCATCAATGAACACTTCGATGATCTGATCAGGTGGAAACTCCACGGCCGAGGTCAGCGGGTCGACCTCGATACCGAACTGGCCACTACCGTCTGCGGCTTGGTAGTAATTGATCTCGGCTGGCAGCACTCGGCCATTCTTGAACCGCAAGTAACAATCGATCATGTTCCGTCGTCACTGTCCTCTGCGATGGTCTCTAGCTCGTGCGGCTCGTCCCCGTGGATCGCCATCCGCAAAATCTCTTCGTTGATGTCGATGTCTCGTACGTAGGTGATCTGTCGCAGCCCTTGAATCTGAGCGGCCGACTCGAACACGAAATGTCCGAAGTTCAGCCAGTGCCCGATGAGTGATTGCTTGGCTGTGATGTCCAAGATCTTGTTGATCGGGATAGAAGCACGGGTCTTGCCGGTCACTCCGTTGATCCGGAAGATCCGCTGATTGGTGATCACGAACCGGTCGCGGAACTCGGCAATGATGTGATACAGCCCCTGAATGGTGATCGCCAGACAGAACGGCAGGAAGAAGATCCAATAGAAATCGATGAAGTACCACTGCGTGTCGGCGAACGTCGCCCACGACCAAAGCGCGCTCGCTGCAAGTACCTTGATCACTGACCAGACGCTGGCAGCCCAGTGCTTTTTGATCTCCAAGATCTTGTGCTCGCCAGCTTTGATCGAGAGATTGGCATCGGTGTGCGGCTCCATCCATCCGACCAGCGGATAGCCGCGCTCCAGCACGGCAGCCGTCCCGTCGCGGCCACGAGCTAGACCGCGCTTCAGCCAGTCGATGATCGTTAACCAGACTCCGGCGATCATGTGCCAAAGTGAGACAATTGCTTTCATCCACGTTGCACTTCCCCATTCAGCGCTGCCCGGAAGCGCCATGCGTAGTACTGAGCGATCGTGCCGTGCGTCTCCTCTTCGGCAATCTGGTCTTCGGCGCGCTTGATCTGTGCTCGTAGTTCTTCGATCTGATCAAGGGCTTGCTCGAACAGATTCTGGTGATGGCCGCAGGCGATGCTCCACCACCAGTTGTCGTCGTCGGCGTACGTCCTGACGAATTCATCTAGCGGCGCGGTCGCGGCGTGGTGTTGATCACGCATCGCAATCACTGCCTCGGTCGGTTGCATGGCTTACGGGTCCCAGTCGGTTGAGAACCACGTATCCGGCGAGCCCCAGAAGTTATCCGAACCGCCGCCGCCGTCCTGTAGCTTGGCTTGCTGCATCCGAAGATCATTGATCTGTTGATCGAGCGCGAGCTTTTTCTTCTGTTGCTTGAGCCTTTTCCTGGTCTCGCCGCTATCGCTGCTGCCCTTGCTCTTGTCCCCTCCGAACAACCCCATGATCAGAACCAGAACCCTTTCTTCTTGATCTTGCGGGCTTTCTTCTTCTGCTCACCGAACCAGTGATGAGCACGCATCGGCGGGGTTTTGTTGATCTTTCGCTTGGCTGCTGTCTTGCCTTTGTGGAATCTGTCCGTGTGCCGGTACGAACCGCGAGGCACCGGGGCGTACGGGTCGTAACCTGACCCCGCGCCCTGCCAGGCTGGATTGCCCCGGCTCCCTTTCCCTCGCGGCTCGGCATCGCCCCCTGTGTCCGGGCTTTCCGGGTCCTCACCCCAACGATCTTGATCCGGATTGCCCCAGCTATCCCGGGCATCGTCTTGCTGATCTTTGCGATCGTTCTGCCACTGCGCGTAGTCCTGCTGGTTGTCCCAGTCGTGAATGCTGGTCTTGACATCGCCGCGATCTTGTTCGCCGCCCCAGGTGCTCATCGTTGAGCCGCGCATTCAGTGCACCACGGACTGCCGCAATCGCAGCCCTCGCCTTGTTCCTCGGGTGATTCTTGATCGTTTTGATCGTCGTCTTGGTCCCCGAACCACTCGGGATGATCTTGCTTCAGTCCGTCCGTCAAGATCGGATATGGCATTAAGTGCGCGCCACTGACAGGGTCCACGATCCCAATCCATCCGTGCAGGATTTAACTAATTGGGTCTAACTAACCACAAAATCTCTCGGTGATCAAGGAAGTAGACGTGGATCTTCGCTCGGCCAGTCGGCCAGCTCGGGGCGATCACCGCACCGGCACGGCTCCGGAACATCAGAAACATAGCGCTGACTAGGCCATGTATTAGGCGATCGGTTCTCGGCTGGCTCGCTGGACTTGCAACCCGCAAGCAACACCAGATAGACGATCACCGCGCCGGAAAGTGCCAGCAGATACAGCAGTAGCACGGTGATCTTGGATGCCGAGCCCCACTGTGCTCGTCGCGCTTCTCCCCCGAGCCAGCGCCTCACCGCTTCCGTTTGGTCTTGGACTTGCCCATCGTGGGGTACCTCCGATGCACCGCAGCACGTACTCGTCTCTTCTCGCTGGCCGAGCCGTGCTGTGCCACTCTGGCGAGCGCGTTCCGTGCGTGCGCTCGATCATGGATGGGATAGCGACGGCCGGGGAGAGCGAAAGATGTTTTCTTCAGACGTTTCCGGCCTCGCGTCGTGAGCTTAGCCATGGCACGAGTTTATCGTGATCAGCGTTGTCAAGAGCGCGTTTGCCAAGATCAACACAAGCACGAACGCCCAGGAGAAGCGTGGCTTAAGCACGCAACAGCTCGACAGTGATCACGAATGCCGGATCGGTGGTCGCAGCACTCGGGTGATCAATCAGGTGTAGCTCAGCGCCGGAGAGAACCGATGCAGCGCTGCCTTCCATCTCCCAGGTCCCACACGAACACTCCAGGCGGAATTCACCCGGAGTGTCCGGCGTGAGATCTCCGACGCCTAGGTCCGGACCTGGCTCTGTGGGCTTACCTCCGGGGGCTCCCCCGATTGAGAGCCCAGTGCTTTTACTTGATCAGTGACCTGTTGGATGTTGGCCGCGTTCTCGGTGGCGTCTTGCAACAGTTGATCACGCTCAGCGGTGAGCGAGTCGATCTGTGCTTGATCAGCATCATCATCGGCCAACGCGGCATCGCGCTCTTCGGTGACACGCTGTAGATCAGCCAGCGCTTGCTGCAGGTCTTGCGGCGCAGTGCCAAGTCGGTTGGAGAGGTCATTGACCGCCGTGCGGAGGGCGTCGACGGATTGGTCAAGCTCGGACATGCTGGCTCCTAGTTTGGCGAAGAATTGTTGAATGTTGCTGACGAAATCCGCAGCGGCAGCGCCGACGACTTCGAAGGACGCAGATACCCGGTCATCGGCCACGGCTCACACCATATCGTGATCAGATGGCTAAAGAGCTGAATGTGCACAAACCGGGTGAGCGTCTTGCCACGGCAGACCGCAAAGGGCAGGTGCGGATCTATAAGGTGGATGCAAACGGGAAGCCGAAGCTAGTCGAGATCTCCCAGATCACGCTTCCGGCCTAGCCCGAGAGCGCGAAGAACGAACTCGACCTCGCCCTTAATGAAGTTCCAACAGAACAAGAATCGCTCCGGCCCGATGATCGAATAGGCCACCATCGAGATCGTCACCGACCAGAACACCTCGGGGCCGATCACTTGTGCCAGCCGTAGACGAGAGCGCCCAAGATCAAGCCGATCATGATCCCGATAAGCAAGGTTGGCCAGTCAATCGTCACGCCATGAGAGTACTGAAACGATGTGTGATTTCCCTGGTGAATCGTCATGATCACGACCAGCAGCAACGCATTCTGCCGAGGTGCCGCTGAACTCCCATCGCCCACACGAGCAAGTGATCGTGAAAGTCCCGCCGTCACCCTCGCGTGGGTAGCGCAGTCCGGCATAGCTGGGGTTGATCTTGCCAGGTTCGTACACCTCAGCTCCGACCCGCAAGCTCATGATCAACCGGTCGTTGATCGAGATCGACCAGCATCTGGTCAACGTTCCTCATCGAGCGCAATCGAGATCGCGCACTTGGCCGGGAGCTTGTCACACAAGATCGCGCCCGCACCGGAGAACTCCGAGAACGGGAACGGGTCGGGCCTGATCTGTGCCCACAGATGACAGCCGTCTTCATCGAGCCCGGCATAGGCCAGCTCGACCGGATGCACCGAGCCATCGATCAACCGGACCCGGACATTGGTGGGCATCGGGGGTTGCACGTCAACGCTTTCTGCTGGAGCGCCGCTTGCCCCGCGAGCGCGAGCGGCGAGCGGGCAGGCTTTTGATCGAGCGCGTCTCATGCGCCCATCTGCGAGCCCACGGCTTGTGGTTAGCGAATGCCCAGCGCTGTTGAGCCTTAGACCTGAAGGGCATCAAAGACCTGCCCGTTCTGCTGCTGTCTTCAACCGGATACCCTTCCAACCAACGAGCACATCATGATCATCATAGATCGGCGTGACCTCGGGGTGCTCGGTAGCGAAGAACACCGCCATTGTCAGGTTGAACTCGTGCTCATTGCGCGGGTCTGGGTTGTACCAACCAAGCGAGATAGCTTCATCGATCTGTTGCCGGGTAGTCACTAGTCCGGTACCTCGGGCAGCTCGCCGTATTGCTGCCGGTAGGCATCAGCGACAAGATCAATCTGATGCGCAGCATCGATGATCGCCGCCTCTAGCTCGATCACTCGATCAAGCAAGATCCGAGTGGCGCACGGGTAGGCATGCAGACACTTCCGGCATTGGATAGGCACGCCCTCGGCTGGCTTGTTATAGCCGGGCACGGGCGCATCGAAGGGCACATGCTCGCGGGCGAGTTGATCATACAGATCGGCGTCCATCACCGTGACGACTTCGCCGGGCATTAGCTCGCGCCTTGATCAACTACCCGGATCTGAGAACCTCGGGGTGAGTCTTGGGCGAACGCGACCTTCCGAGAGTCACCGTCCAGCGCAATGGATTGCAGCTCTCCGAGGCTGGCCCAGTTCTGCCCTTGCGGCAGCGCCAGCTCATAGCTCCCGCCCAACAGCTCGGCTTCCACGGTGCCGTTCTCGAAGGTGACCTGCACCTTAGCCAACGCCATGATCAACTCCCTGCGCTCTCGAAACGATCTTGCAGATCCACACCGGAGGTGGGGTCTGCTGGATCATCATTCCGCATCATGTGGCCCTTGACCTCCCAGGCTTTCATCACGTGCGGGTCCGGCTGAATGAGCCCAGCGGCGCGTCCGCCGTACTCGGTATCGGGGTACTGGCTCACGTCTTTCGGTCCGGCCATGCACCCAAGCTACCGCCAAGTTGCGCCAAGTCTTGGCGTTACCGCGTGGAAGCGCGGCCAGCTCTCAAGTCGAAGGGACTCGGTCACTCGACGGAGTTGATCTTGAGAACTGGCCTAGCTTCCCCGAGCGCCACCTCCCCCAAGAGCGACGCGTACGTGAGGTTCCCCAAGCCTCACGCTACAGGGGACGCAGCGCGGGCTGTGCTTGCAGTAACACGGGGTGCCACGTCCCCAAGATCATTAAGCGGGCACCGGAGCGGGTGAGTCTACGAACCATCGTGGAATGGCCAGCTAGGCCCGTCCGATGCCCACGTCTTTGTGGGCGAGGCCCGATCGGTTACGTCCGGTCCAACGGTGCGCCCGATCGGAACCCCTATCGCGCAAGGTAACAACCGCGACCGCCCAGCCGCAACCCAATCCGCCACATTGCGGAAACAACGCTAGCTGAGCTAGCGCTGTTCGGCTAAATCGGAGCTGGGGACCACCGAGGGGACCGCGCGCCACAAGGCCAAAACCGCTCTGCGCAACGCTTTCTCGCGTACGCGCACGCGCGCGATAAGGAACTCACACCTGCTCCGCCGTCGAACGATCTCTATGATTAACATGATCTTTTTCTATGCAATGTCTATAAAGTGATAGGGTACTAAACTTCCCGAGCACTTAATTGTCATTTTGCGCTAAAGGGCCCGATTGACACATGATAAAGTGCAATAGAATATCAATAGATAGGAGCAACATAATGGCAAAAAGACCATCAGCTAACCCTCGCATCCCGACCGCACGCCAGGCTCAGCCGGGTATGCAGGTCCGACAGCAGGCATTAGACCTGTTGGGCCAAGCCAGCCCGCACGTGATCTTGAACACCGAACGTAAGGGCGATCTGAACAGCCAATACTTCGTGATCACCACCAACTACGGCCAGTGGTCGTTCTACCCCGATGAGCTGGTCACCTTCCCGCGTCGCCCGGACAACTCCAAGCGGGACTGGCGCGGAGAGGTCACGCCTCCCCGCCCTCTTGATCTTGCAGTGGGTGACGTACTTCACGGCCGGTATGGTCCTGATCTTCCCGGCACCGATCAAGCCAGCGCTGACCGCAACGCTCAGCGTGTCACCGCTGTCACCTACAACCGAGCCCGGCCCAAGATCATCACGGTGACCACGTACTCGGCCGAGGACGGTCCATTGAGCACGCCGTTCCTGCCCGATGAGCCGGTGATCTACCCACGACCAGAACGCGAACGGCCGAGCACCGATTCACCACAACCTGCGGTTCCTGAGGGCTTCGGGCCGTACCAAGACCCAAACGATCAAGATCGTCTGCTCTATCTCGTGGTGCACCCGAGCGCCGGGGGACGGTGGCCGCGTTACCTGCAAGCGCCGATCCCACTCGGTCACAACACCTTCCTCGCTCGACCGCCCAAGACTGCGCCGCCCGAGCCGTGGCCGCAGTTCGTCGGCACCCAGAACTACAGCAGGCACCCTAAAGACCCGGCATGGGGGCTACCGGTGATCGCTGCGATCGACCCCGAGCGGCTCACCGAGGCCGAGCAGGCGTACGCCGATTATCGAGCGCGGGTACCAACCCCACCGCAGCGCAGCGGGTAGTGATCTAGACAGCGCCGGTACTCTAGCTGTGGAAGGACAAGATCAGTCTGGAGGACGATGTGACGACTATGACCCATACCGAGCTGCGAGATGGTGCGCGCACCGTGCACTTTGACGGCACGTTGCTGGGCTCAGCCACTAGCGAGTACGCCAAAAGCGGCTTTCACAAGCCTCGGTGGACGGTCTTCGAGATCTATCGCACCACACACGGCGGATATGTCGTCGCCAAGATCGGCAAGTCACGCATCGTGCACTCCACTCAGACCTGTAAAGTCCTTAAAAATAACGTAGATCCGCTCACAAAAGTTGATCTTGACGAGCCCGGCAAGGACTGGGAATTCTGCGATCCGAGCTACAACGACCGCGACCAGTGCTGGACCGATGAGTCACTCGACCGAGCGACGTACGGCTACCTGGAGAACGACCACGCTGTGGCCATTCCGGTGGAAGACGCACAAGCCGCTGTCTCCGCGTGTTACAGTCGCGATCACTTGGGGGTCTTTAGCATCTCCTGGCTCGCGAAGGAAGCGCTGGAGGAGGCATTCATTAACGATCAGGAGCTGGAGGACGCCTATGATCATTTCGACTTGAATCTGCTTAGCCGCAGAAATCGTTGACGGAAGGCCGCACAAGCGGTAATTTACCTGTAGATCAAAAAGGACGGAAGGACGACGAACGATGTATGACGACGTGGAGAGCTTTCTCGAAGAGCTGGACACCCGGATGAACGCCTATCGCAGCGCCCGGATCAACTTCATCAAGCTGAGCCAGCGCAAGGCCGGAGAGCCCAGCCCCACGGTCACGACCTGGCAGAAGTTCCTCGAACGGATCACCGTTACCCAGGACGCGGTGATGGAGTTGATCTTGAGCTACGGCAAGGTGGACGTACCCGGCTATGAGCAGACCCGGCAGCCGACATGACCGAGCCGACTCACGATCCGGTCGACATGATCAAGGTCAGCCCGCCGAGCCAGGCCGAGCAAGAGCTAGCCCGGGTAGACGGCTACATCGACACCGCAACCGAGACGCTGAAGCAAATTCGGCCAGGCGGTGAGGACAGTTGGGGCAAAGATCATCAGATGCAGCGCGTCCAAGCGCTGGCCCAGCTTGCCCAAGCTCAAGCTCAGTACGCCATCGCGCTACAGCTCCGCGAGATCCAGATCACGCTGGAGACCAGCTTGGACCGGATAGTTGATCACCTCAGCGATATCAGCGGTGCAACCGACATGCCGGGCTGGGTTGACGAGGAACCTTGATCATGTGGACGGTGACGTTCTATCAAGGATCAGAGATCTTGGCCGAGATCGACATTCCGGACGACAAAGCCAAGACTCGCATCCACGCGATCGTCAGGGCATCCGAAGAGCTGCCCGAGACGCTCGATCGCTCAGATGATGTGGATGCGATTCACGTTCCAGAGATCGGGGAGGAGGTGCTATGAGGGGTCACACCCTGCGTGGGCATAGCTTGCGCGGACACACCCTTTGACCGACCGGGCCGCACCCTTGAAACCCTGGTGCGGTCCTCAACCCGAGACCGAGATGGATCGCACACTACCGCCAGAGCTTCTGGCTACACTCACTGATTTTCCAAGGAAGGAACACATGACAACCACCGACACAAATGATCAAGACACTCGCACCGAGGAAGAGCTGACCGAGGACGGCAAGCGCGAGCTAGTCAAGACCGGCCGGATGTATGCCGCCGAAGCTGTCTACAACGGCTTCTCCGGTTACTCCAAGATCACTTCCTCACTGATCACCGAACGTGATCTTGCCTTGATCGCCAAGGCCATCGGAGCGCCGGTTGAGGTACTCCAAGCCATGCGCGAGAAGGCAGGCGATGTGCTGCCGGATTGGGACTCGCTACCTTCCGAGGCGCAAGAGCGCTTCGCCCACAGCGAGGAGATGGACGAGCTTGGATTTCTCGTGCTGCAGGGCATCAAGTACGCACTGAACCCGGCACAGCGCGAAGCCGACGAGCGCGAAGAGGCCGAGCACCAACGCCGCCACCACGGCGATCCGCTTGACAAGTTGATCGACATGCTGGCCAACAGCAAGGGGGATCTCACGATCATCCGAGGCCGACTCAAGTAATTGATCTTGGGACTCCCGGTACAACCAAACATTCACTGCCGGGAGTCCCTCGCCTAGCACGGAAGGAAACCGAATTGCCAACAGCAATGATCGCTGGCAACAAACAACGCAGTGGAGATCAAATCATCTTGGCGTGTAAGGCTGTGGGCTGCCCATGGGACCCGTACCCGCCAACGATTCAGCGGCCGGATCGATTCGGTCACTGGTTCTGGTTCAAGCAGATTCGCTGTCTGAACTGTGGCTCGCTCAAGATCGAAAAGTATCCCGTGGGCGATGTCTACTTCGAGAACCGGATCGGCAAGCCGAAGTATGACCGCCCGCCCGGCTGGTATGAGCTGAAGCTCTATTGGAGCGCAGCCAGGGTCGAGCTAGCACGACGCGGTTACGCCACTGTGGACACCACAACCGCGCCCGAGGAGGACGACAACAAGCACGACAACAACGTCATCGCATTTCAGCAGACTGGAGTTATTTGATCATGACATTCCCGGGGGAAACACCAACTCTTGACCAGACAATCGCGCTGAGCCAGCTCGGCAAGGCGCACGACCGATTCACCAAGGTGATCCAGCGCGCGTTGGCGCTGGGGATCAGGCCAGAAGTGATCATCGATTTCCTGGACGATCCCGCAACACGGGTCACCAACAGCGTGCTGCGCAAGATCGTTACCGATGAGGTCGTGGTTCACGGGGAGACCGAAACCGAGGAAGCGGACACACTAGAGCCAGGCAAGATCAAAGCCTTGAACGGGATTGTTGATCTTGGTAATGGGTCGATGGAGGACGCGGACACGATCAAGATCCCCGTAACGAAGGATGCTGATGGAGGGTAACGACGAAGCGGTGCAACGCATGATCGAACGGCATGAGTTCTTGCGGTTCGAGCATCGTTTCGGTCAGGTGCGCGCTCGCTGCTACTGCGGTACGCCGGGCGGGCTCTACGTTGACGAAGGCAACGCCAGGACGGACCATAAACGGCATCAAGACAAGATGCTTGCCCCGACAGCCGCCAAGATCCCGAAAGGGGGTATGAACCGATGATCATCCAAGATCAACACGGCACGATCTTGATCGAAGAGGACACTCCAACCAAGATCACAGATCGGCACGGTCATACCTGGCGTCTATCGGACGCTGGCGACGGCTTAGAGCTGGAATTGGTGCTGCTGGGCGAGCATGTCGAGCTAGCTGTGGTTCCGATAGCCGCGCACGCTTTCAAGATCAGAGCACGACTGCTAGGACGGAACGGGAAGAGGTAAGCCATGATCGACTGTCCCAGAGCGAAATCGAGCATGACGCCGTGCATCGCTCGGGACGGTCACCTGGCACTGTGCCAAACCTCCGAGGAAGATCCAAGGACTCACGAGCTACGTCATCCGTGGCGTTGTGTGGGTTGCTTGGAGCGGCCTCGCACCTTGTTAGTTGATCTTGCTAAGAAGTACGAACCAGCACGGCGTTATGTGCAGACCAAAGATCCGAACGCGATTGCGGATCGGCTCACCGAATTAGTAACTGCTTACGTGGAAAGCAAAGAACCGAATTGATGGCAACAGGAGCAGGCTGGGTTATCTGGTGGTCGACCGTGTTCGTAATGATCATGGTTGTGACGATCATCTACGCATTAGGAAGTCCGCCCTCATGGGTGGTCGGGATTGCTCTCGGTCTAGGTGCCGGAGCAACGGTCGGGATGATCTACGTCTCTGCGAGACGCTGATGCTAATCATTCTCGAAGGTGTAGACGGGGCTGGCAAGACCTACTTGAAAGATCAATTAGCGATCAAGCACGGCATCCATACCCGGATGCTGCAAGCTAGCTCTCCACTTCGTGAAGATCCCATGATCGCTTTTGAGTGGGCTCTGCGGGAGTACGACCGGCGTAATCTCAAGCAGCTCTGGATCTGTGATCAATGGCACGTCACTGAGTGGATCATGGGTCAGTACCGGAAACGAGAGCTGCTGACCGATGCTGGCGCTAAGCATGTCGAGATGTTCCTTGAAGCTCTGGGCGCGCTCAAGATCGTCGTATCTGAGTCACCGGCCACGATTGAAGATCGGCTCTGCGAGCGCAACCATCGCACGGTACGCTCCGAGCACGTTGGGATGGTCTGGGATTTGTTCAACGAATACGCCGAGATCAACTCTTGGCGCGTGATGACCTCGACCAAGATCAGACCTGAGCGGTTGATCAAGCAAGCCAAAGATGCTCAGATCGAAGCGCTCAAAGTCGCTGGCATAGGGTCTTACGTCGGCTCGCTTAGCCCGCAATTCTTGGTGCTGTCCGGCACTCGGTCATGGCCGATGGGCACCCCAGACTTTCGCAGCGCGCTGACTCCAGTTCGTACGGTGCCACGCAATCAAGCAATCATGCACGCGCTGCTGCCATACGACAACTTCGGAATTCTGAGTCAGGACAGTGATCAAATCAAAACGGCTTGGGTCACACTCGGCAGACCTCCGGTGATCGCTACAGACCCCGATGCCAAGGCCGCGTGTGTGATGGCTAAGATCCCGGTCACCCCGATCAGAGCCGCACTAGTGATCATGGCTGAAGCCAGTGCCTGAATACAACGCAGTGCTTGGCAAGGTCAAGCTGGATCTAGTCCGGAACACAGCCGATGCGCAGCGGTTCTTGGAGTGGCTCGCACAGCCGCGTGAAGTACTCGGGCTGGATACCGAGTCAGGCGGTCTTGATCATGTTAAGCACCGATTGCGGATGTACCAGTTTGGTGATCTTCGCATGGGTTGGGCGATCTCGTGGGATCACTGGAAGGGCTTGATCATCGAAGCGCTCAGCCGCTACCGAGGGCCGCTCGTGCTTCACAACACCCCACACGATGCACTGTTCACGATGAAGAACGCGCCCGAGCTGGGACCGTGGCCGTGGGACCGGACTAACGACACACTGACCATTGCGCACCTTGTAGACCCGCTGCGGTCTAAGCACCTGAAGACCTTCGGAGCAATCCACATAGACCCGAGCGCCGGACGGGCAGAGCGGCATCTCAAAGAGCAGATGAAGCTCCATGGCTGGGACTGGGACACAGTGCCATGGGACTTCAAGCCGTACTGGGTCTATGCCGCCATGGACCCGGTGATCACCGCGCACATCTACGACCGATTCAAGGGCGAGACGATCAATGGCCGACCACGCGAGGCGTACGGGCTGGAGATGGGTACGCTCCGAGTGATCACCAACATGATGTTCAAGGGTGCACGAGTTGATCTTGGTTACTGCGCGGCAAAGTCTGCAGAGCTGGGTGATCAAGCACAGCAGATGCAGCAGTACCTAGCGACCACTTACGGCGTCAGAAGTGTCAATTCCAGAGATCAGATTGTCCAGGCGTTTGATCGTCTTGGAGTCCCGATGCCGCCGCTCTTCACCGATGGTGGGCAACAGTCGACTGATCGAGACACGCTAGAGCTAATTGATCATGATCTTGCTCGATACATTCTCGCGATTCGCAAGATCCAAAAACAGACCGGCCCGTACTTCAGCAACTTCGTCAAGATGGCTGATCCGTTCAACCGAGTGCATCCCACGATCTGGTCAATGGGCGCGCGCACCGGTCGGCAGTCAGTGGAGAAGCCCGCACTGCAGCAACTCCCGAAGAAAGACCCAACCGTTCGGCACGCGTTTGTACCATCTCCGGGCTATGTCTTGATCACGATCGATGCTGATCAGATCGAAGCTCGCTTGCTAGCACATTTCTGTGAAGATCCCGGGATGACCGATGCATTCCAGGGCACTGACGATTTCTTCGTGGCGCTGGCCCGGCGCATCTTTCAAGATCAAACCATCGAAAAGGACGATCCCCGCCGTGATCTTTCTAAGACCCCTGTCTACGGCCGGATCTATGGTTCCGGTGTTGACTCGATGGCAGCAAGATCACGATTGCCTGTCGAGCAGATGCAACAGTTTGTCGACGCGTTCCATCAGATCTTCCCCGGCATCAAACGGCTTCAGAACAAGCTCAACAATCTTGGTGCGATACGCAAGCGAGAGGAGGGCGTCGCCTATATCGTCACGCCATACGGTCGACGGCTGGCCGCTGATGATGAACGTGACTACACACTGCTCAACTACCTGATCCAAGGGCACGCGTCAGAGATCTTGAAACGCATGTTGGTTGCGCTCGATGCCTACGGGTTCGGTGATTTCATGATCTTGCCAGTGCACGACGAGATCGTCATGGAGGTGCCCGAGGAACTGGCCGAGGAAGTTCTTCGAGTCGCACTCTCGATCATGAACGACTACGTAAACTACCGCGTGCCCATCACGTGGTCCGGGGACATCTTGAAGAACAGTTGGGGTGAGAAGTATGAGCGGGTCGCGTAGATCTCGGGACTTCATTCTGGCCATCGACCCCGGCATGACTACTGGGCTCGCGTTCCTCCGGCGTGCCGATCTGGGCAGCTTCCAATCGGTACAGCTTCCATGGCAAGAGACCTGTGCCATGATCAGAAACACCTGTGAATATCACCGTGATCATCTCGATGTGGTGGCCGAACGATTCACGATCAGCATTAAGACAGCGAAGATCGCACCGGCCCCGTGGTCGCTCGAAGTCATTGGAGTTGCTCGATATTTCAGCCAGCTCTGCACCGGCCAGGATCTGACCTTGTACGAACAAAAGCCGCCCTTCGCGACTGATGACCGGCTCAAGATCATGGGCTGGTACCGGCCAAGCCATGGCGGGCACATGAACGATGCCGCGCGACAGCTACTAAATCACCTAGTGGTATGCGGTTTTCGAGATAATCGGCTATGGGCTGACAGCACAGATACTCAACGGGTAAGCTAGCCAGCACAAAGGACAGAAGGACGCATGGATAACTACGAAATCGCTATCGACATTGACCCCTTCGATCAGAAGACGATCCGCATTGTCACGCCGTTTCCGGGCCGCGACAAAGAGTTGATCACTCAACTCCCAGGTGCCAAGTTCCGGAAAGATGATCAACAGTATTTCCAGGCTCCGCTGTCGTGGGCGTCCTGTGTCACCATGACCGGGCTCTACGGCACGCGGCTCAAGATCGGGGAGCTACTGAACGCGTGGGCGTGGAAGGAGTACGTCAACCGCGTCCAGCCAGCGATGGCGCTGCGCTCAGCCACCGAGGCCGAGGGAGATCTTGATCTTTACGGCTTCCAGCGCGCGGCGGTCAAGTTCTTGGTGTTCACTCGGCAAGCTCTGCTCTGCGATGACATGGGCCTAGGTAAGACCGTGGAAACGATCAGAGCAATGATGGAGCTGACCAAGCGAGGTGAGCAAGTCTTTCCCGTGCTAGTCATCGCACCATCCAGCATGGTGCTGACGTGGGCTCACGAATTTGATCAATGGTGGCCAGGCTTGACGATCGTCGCGGTGCCAGGCGGTTTGTCGATCAAGGAACGGCGCGACCGAATCAACACTCCGGCACACATTCACATCGTGAGCTATGAGACTGCCCGGATGCACTCGCGGCTCACCGGCTACGGAAACAAGCGGCTCAAGCGCTGCCACGTGTGCGACAAATCGCTGGACAAAAATGATCCCAAGAACAGCCAGGCCCGCTGTCACAACTGTGCTAAAGAGCTGAACCGGCAGTGGGCGACCATGATCGTTGACGAAGCGCACCGGATGAAAGATCCGCAGTCAATGCAGACTCGTGCTATCTGGGCACTCCGTGAGGGTCTCGGAGTCAAGGGCGTCGGGCCGTGCACGTTCGCGTTTGCGCTCACCGGCACTCCGATCGCGGACACTCCTGATGATCTTTGGCCCGCGCTGCGTTTCGTCCGGCCAGATGAGTTCCAGACCAAGGAAGAGTTCACCGGTCGTTACTGCGAGTGGGGATACAACTTCGATCGAGAGGGCGAGAACCACCCCAAGATCATCGGCCTGCACCCTGATCCGAACCGCCGCCAAGAGTTCTATTCGATCATCGATCCGATCATGAGACGGATGCCAAAGGAAGCGGTGCTGCCACAGCTCCCGCCGAGGGTCTACACCACGCGCTACGTACAGATGCCAGCCAAGCAGCGGACTGCGTACGAGCGCATGGAAAAGTTCATGGTCGCAGAGCTTGACAACGGAATCGTGGTTGCGATCAATCCATTGGTACAGCTCACCAGGCTTGGCCAGTTCGCGAGTGCCTGTGCTGATGTGATCAATGACGAGGTTCAACTCATCGATCCGAGCTGCAAGATTGACGCGCTGATGGAGATCTTGTCAGACATGGGTGATAAGCCCGTGGTTGTGTTTGCGGTGCACAAGCAGTTGATCAACCTCGCTGCCAAACACCTTGAGAAGTCCAAGATCAGCTATGCACTGTTCACTGGTGATCAGTCAGCAGTCGAGCAAGATCATTCCAAGAATGAGTTTCAAGCTGGCCGAGTGCGCGTGCTGTTGGTCACGATCGGTGCTGGATCGGAAGGCCAGACTTTTACCCGAGCTGACACAGCGATCTTCCTGGAGCGGAGCTGGCGAGAGATCGACAACGAACAAGCCCGTAACCGTATCCACCGGATCGGTTCAGAGATCCACCGTCGCGTGGAGTACATCACGCTGCTTGCCGAGGGCACGATCGAAGAGCGGCAGACCGCTGTGCTGGAGCTGAAGGAAGAAAATCTTGAATCCATCGTGCGTGATCGCCGGACGCTGCGAATCATCCTGTCCGGTCAGATACCAGAGGAGTTAGCAGGATGAATCACGACTACAGCAGAGCGTCATGCTGGGGCGCTGGCGAGCACGGCGTGCACTGCCAGAACAAGCCCCTATACAACGTCAAGGGTGATCCATCGGGGATGGGCTGGCGGTTTGCTTGCCATGATCATCTAGCTGATACCGTCCAAATCATCTTGGGCTCAATCACGCCGCGCGGCGGCGGTAAAGCCATTCAAGAGGACATCAGAGTGTCAAGGATTCCAAGATCATGAGCGAACCGAAGGTGACCGAGTTCGTTTACACGAGCGAAGACGGCGGGGTCTTTCAGATCACGGTGAGACGAAGTTCCTATGATCATTTCGGTTCGCCGTTGACCAAGCCCAAACTGCCTAACTCGGGGGATGTGCCTCCCGACATCGCGCAAGCGGTCAGAGTCTGGCTGGCAGGTAACCAGCCATGACCGAACCTGTGATGTTGACTAACCCGTTCCAGAGGCCGGAACAGCTTAGCCATCTGTCGTTCTCCAACTCTGAGATCCAGACTTGGAAAGACTGTCAGCGCCGTTGGTGGCTGACCTACTATCTGCAGCTCGGGCTTCGTCCTGATCTTGAAAACCCGACCGGCGTACGCAACCTCGGCTCTCGAATCCATGCTGCGCTGCAGGCGTTCTACGAGAAGGGCCGAGACCCGATCGAAGCGATCGATGAGATCTATGAGGACGAACTGACGATCTTGACTTTCAAGGGCCGTGATGATCTTTACTCAGATTTGAAAGACGAACAAGATCTTGCTCACGCCATGCTGGAGGGCTACTTGCAATGGCTCGAAACAGATGCCGTAGATGCCGGGTATGTGCTGATCGCCAGTGAGCAGATCGTTGAGGTTCCATCCGGTTACCCCGGCGTTTTCTTACGCGGTGTAGTTGATCAACAGCGACAGCGGCAGGTCGACGGCGTCACTGAGTTTGTCGACTTCAAGACCACTAACAGCATCGAGCAACTCCGCAAGACCATCGACATCGATGAGCAGTCCCGGCACTATCACCTGATCTTGGCGCTCTGGCTTGATCAACTCCGACAGCAGGGGATGATCAATACCCAGCAACGGATCGATGGTGCTGTGTTCCGAGTACTGCGCAGAGTGAAGCGCACGACAACAGCAGAGCCACCGTTCTACGCCGAGTTGCCGGTCCGGCACAATCCCGAACAGATCCGCAACACCTGGATTTCGGTTCATGCGGTGATCTCTCAGATCTTGCAGGCCCGCGCCGCGCTCGATGCTGGACAAGATCATCACTATTGGATCTCCAAGCGCGTCTCGCGTGACTGCACTTGGAAGTGCCCGTTCCTGGATGTCTGCGGGTTGCTTGATGATGGCAGCAACGCAGCAGGTTTCATGATCGAAAACTATGTGCGAGTAGATCCGCATGCACGGTATAGCCAAGATCAAGAAAGAGAGAAGGCAGAATGAGATGATCTCCCCACCGATGTCGTTTGTGTTCCACGCTGGCAGCAAGGTCGGTAAGTCGACGCTGGCAGCCAGCGCGCCAGGGCCAAAGCTGGTCATGGATGCAGAGGCGTCGTACCGATTCCTACCTGGCAGAAAGATCTTTTGGGACCCGCAACGCGAACCAATTCCGATCTTGGGACAGGGCCGGGTTGAGCCCGAGCTGGGTAAGCCGGTCTACTCCTACGACTGGGATACCTGCGTGGTGATCGTTCGTGGCTGGCCAGACATGCTCAGAGCTTCCGAAGCACTGCGGTTCTATCCGCACCCGTTCATTTCGTTCGTTGTCGACTCGATCTCGGAGGTTCAAACTCTCTGCAAAGAAAACCTCACCGGTCGCAATGGACAGATGGACCGCGACAAGTGGGGCGCACTGTTGTCAGACATGGTGATCATGTGTCGTGATCTTCGTGATCTCACAGTGCACCCGACAAACCCACTGCGCAGCGTCGTCCTCACTGCGATGACCTATCTCGCTGCTGGCAAGTGGCGACCGTACGTGGAAGGCCAGCTCAAGACCAAGCTGCCGTACTACTTCGACGTGATCGGCTATGAGTACGTGGCAGAGTTTCCGGCCGAACCGGGCTCACTCAATCCGCCTACTTCGATGCGCGTTCTAGCCGTTGAGCCCAGCAACACTTACGAGGCCGGTAACCGTATCCAAGAAACCGAGTTCACTCACAAGCTCCCGGCATTGATCGGGAACCCAACAATCCCGGACATGATCACTGCGGTGTTCGGTCCAGAAAGGCAAGTGCAAGCAGCATGACTACTCAATTCCCCCAGCCGGGAGCTATCCCTGGCATTCCACCGATCATGAACAACAACGCGGCCCCGCCGCCGAGTTACAACTTTGATCAAACCCAGTCGCAGCCCGAGACCTTGGACTGGTCGCAGTGGCTAGATGACGCCAACATGGCCGAGCCGACGATCCCCACTGCCGACTATGACGCGCTCGTGATTAACGCTGTGCCGACCGAGGCGCAGAACGGCAAGCTGATGATCAACATCACTTTCCGGTTGATCAGTGGTCAGTTCGCTGGCAAGGAATTCTCCAAGAACCAAGTGTGGAGTCCGGGCAATAAGAAAGCTATGCGCGTGTGGTTCCGGCAGATGCTCTGTCTCGGTCTCACTGATCAGTTCTGGAGGAGTCGGCCGACCAAGCAGCAGATCTGCGATTCGATCATAAACAAGCAGTGCCGAATCCAGATCACACAGCGTGAGCAACCGCCAGGTTCTGGACTGTGGGACAACGAAGTCGGGTTCATCCGCGAGGGCAGCTCGATGATCAATCAAGGTATGCAACCGGCCATGCTCAATCAGCAGGGCTTCCCAACTGCACCGCAAGTTCCCCAGGTGCTCAATCAGCAGCCCCAGACTTTTGCTCCGCAGCAGGGTTATCAAGGCATGCCCCAGGTATTGCAGAACGTGCAAGATCAACAACCACAGCAGACGTGGCAGCAATACGCGCCGCAGCAGCAACCGCCGCAGCAGGGTTATCCCCAGGGTTATCCACAAGGCCAGATGCAACCGACGCAGAGCATCCCGGTCGGCCCCGAGTACGCCCAAGCGCCGCAGCAGCTCGCGCCGCAACAGGGGCAGCCGGTTGGTCAGGGCATGCAGCAAATGCCGCCGCTAGCGCCACAGCAGACCCAGCAAGCGCCCCCGCCACCTCCGGGGCAGCCACAGTTCGAGAACATGCTGCGACCGCCTCAGCAAGGCGCACAGCAGGGCGTACAGCTCCCGCAACCGCCGTCGCCTTATCCACAGCAGCCCCAAGCCGAGGAACCAACTCCAGGCGACGCACAGCCGCAGCCAACCCAGATCCCGCAAGACCAGGCCGCGCAGTTCGCCGCGTTCATGGCCCAGCAGCAAGCAGGGCAGGGTCAACCACAGCAGCCGCCGCCTCCGCCCACGCAGTTTTAGGTGAACTGGCAGCGCCGAGAACGAAGGTGAGATATGGTCCTGCCCGGGTCAGACTTGCCGTCGCTGGTGTGCACCTGCAAAGAATCTGCCCCCATGATCAACTTAGGAGATGTTGATCATAGATGGTGGGTGCACATCATCTGCGGTAGACCAGACGAGTACTGGTTACGTAGTCTCGGGGACACGATGCTCAACTTCTTCCGAGGTGGGCCGATCGACGGCTACGCATACCCCACGTCAACCCTGTTTCGGCGTCAAGATCTGATGGCGGGATACCGGTGGGTGCCGAAGGTGATCATCAGCAAGAAAAATGATGACACTGCTCGGGTATGGCTTCACGAGAGCTTGCCCGACGATGCCGTGATTGTAGTTGATCAAGATCGACATGATTTGCTGACAATCGAGCAAGAGGACAGAAGGATGCCGACGATAGAGAGACGCCGAAAGGATCTGAAACTCTCTCGCGAGGCTCTGGGTGACTTGACCGGACTGACGCATGCACAGATCCAACGCATCGAGCAAGACGGTCCTCGAACCACAGATGACGAGAGACGACGTGTTAACGATGTTCTTGATCGATTAGAAGATGCGAGGTCTGTCAACCCTTAGGTAGGGGGTCGCGCACGAGCAAGCCTGGCCCCCTATGGAAGCGCTGCTGGAACTGCGGTTTCATGATCATTCAAGATTCCTCCGGAGCTTGGAAGATCTTTTACAGGAAGCTAATCGGCAAGGTACCGACATGCGAGACGCTTGGTCAGGAACATCAATAACCTGTTGACAAAATGTGGTAAGCTCAGCCGATTGATAGACGGTAGGACGGAAGGACAAAATGATCATCAGATACAACAGCAAGACTCCCAACTCTCCGTTGCGCACGTGGGACATCGATCGTGACAGCTTCGTCTTGATCGACAAGACCGGTAACCGATGGAAGCTCTCAGATGACCGTGACGGGTTCATGGTTACGTCAGTTGAGGGTTCCGAAGGTATCTCTCCCGGGCTTAAGGTCTTTCCTGTGACCGCCCACGATATTTACGTGGAGATGCGACCATGATCGACATTTTCAAGATCAAATTTGAGGGGGATCTGGTCGGCCGAGGGCAACGTATCGAGCCGTTCGATGTACCTGCCGCTGACCAGAATGAGCTTCGCGACGAAATCCTCAAGAGAGTCAAACCCAAACTCGTCAGCTCAGAAGTTGATCTTGTTTTCAGCTATGTGCCAAACGAAGGGCTGAGCGGGATCGTGATCGTAGGGGGATACCGCCCAGTAGGGCAGTTCAAGGTGATAGTGACGGAAGGACAGCGAGTATGAAGATCAATAAAGCCGTGACCAGGCGGATTTCTTAATCCAAGATCAACTAGCGAGCACGTGGGATGACTTCGCCGGTCGATTACATTGCCAGAGGATGGCTGATCTTCCCCTGTCATTGGATCGAGCGAGGTCGCTGTTCGTGTGGGAAAGACGACTGTCCTAAGCCCGGCAAGCATCCGCTGACTGAGCACGGTTTCTACGACGCCAGCTCAGATCAGTTCATGATCAAAGGATGGATGTCGCGCTGGCCGAAAGCTAACTGGGCACTGCGAACTGGACCGGAGACCGGCTACACCGTAATCGATCTTGATCCGCGCAATGGCGGTTATGACAGCCTCAATCAGCTTCAGCTAAGCCGTGGAGCGCTGCCAGAAACCCTAAGATCATTTACCGGGGGTGGCGGGCAGCACCTGTTCTACATGTGCCCGCCCGGTCTTGTGATTCCCGGCCGCAAGCCGTGGCCCGGCATCGATGTTAAGTCGAATCTCGGTTACGTGATCTTGCCCGATAGCAATCACATCAGCGGAGTGCCGTACCGCTGGATCAACTGGGGATACCCAGAACAACCGTTGCCAACTGATCTTGCTAAGTGGTTCCTGAACGGATCAGGCGGCTCAGCCGGTGGCGCGAGTGGTGATCTTGCTAGCACAGCGACCATCCTTCAGGGAGTGCCCGAGGGCGAACGGGACGACACACTGTTCCGCTGGGCTTGCCGTTTGCGTCGGCAAGTGGGGGACGACGGGCGCAGAATCGTTGAGCTGGCCGTGCTGGACGCGGCAGCCAACTGCAATCCGCCATTCCCCCCCGACGAAGCACTGCGCAAGGTCGAGCAAGCATGGGCTCAAGATCACGAAGACAGCTTTGTCGACTGGCAGATGGGCGAATCTTGGAGCACTCCGGAAGTTGCAAGCTCTGACGCTATCCATCCGCTAACTGATCTTGGAAATGCCTATCGGTTTCATGACGCGTTCGGTGCCGATGTGCTTTATGTCCAGGGGTGGGGCTGGCTGGTCTGGACGCAGCTTGGCTGGCAACGGGATGCACAAGGGGTAGCTCCCGGACTGACTCATCAACTCAGCAAGTTGATCTTGAATGAGGCGAAACAGGTAGAGATGTCGGGCGCGGACATCAAGACCATCACGATGCATACCAACTGGGCGCGCCGATCACAGTCAGCCGCCACCATGAACAACGCACTTAATGTCGCAAGGGACATCCCGCAGATGAGACGATCGGTCGAGCAATTCGACGCCGTCGATCATGAGATCTGTTGCCGCAATGGGATTGTTGATCTTCGCACCGGCCAGCTCAGGCCGGTAACCAAAGATGATCTTGTCACCAAGAACACCTTCGTGGAGTATGACCCGACTTTCCAGCTTATCGAGTGGAATCGGTTCATCTGGGAAGCCTGCGGTGGTGATCTTGATGTGATCAAATACCTGCAACGAGCTGTCGGGTACAGCCTTACCGGCTCGAATCAGGAAGAGAAGCTGTTTCTGGTCAGTGGCGCAGCCGCAACCGGTAAGAGCACCTTCCTGGACGCAGTTGGGGGCGCATTCGGAGGCTACGCAACCACGACTTCACCAGACACTTTCATGTGGTCACGAAGCGGCCAGCAACCCACGGTAGAGCTGGCCAGAATGCCCGGTATCCGGATGATCGCTATGTCAGAGATTAAAGAGGGTACCGGGTTCAATGAGAACTTGATCAAGGCGGTGACCGGTGGGGAACGAATCAACGCCAAGGCACTGTACGAGATGCCGTTCACCTATCTTCCGAAGTTCGCGCTGTGGATCGGCACCAACCATGACCCGGCAGCTCATGATGATGCACTGTGGCGACGGATAGCCAAGATCAGCTTCGAGAACGCATTGCCACCCGAGAAGCGCGATCCTATGATCAAGATCATTTTGCGTGACCCAGATTACGGCGGCAAGGCAGTGCTGGCGTGGGCAGTGGCCGGAGCGATGGAGTGGTTCCAGAACGGTTTGATGCAGCCATATGCAGTGACAGCAGCCACCTTCGAATATCACGCCGAGCAAGATCAATTCCAGCACTTCATCAATGACTGCATCCGGCAGGCCGATGGTGCTAGAACCCCATTGCAGATGGCTTTCAGCGCGTATCGGATCTGGTGTGAGCACACCGGCAGCCGTGCCAAGAACCGCACGGCGTTCGCGCGCATGATGCGAGACCGTGGCTACAAGTCGATTCCGGATGAAACCGGGCAAGAGTCGTACATCAACATCGTCGTGTCCACGCCGTTCGTCGGCAGCAACATGTTCCAGTAGGAGTTGATCATGACTAGGAAGAAACGAACTCTAGTGTCCAAAGCTCAGATCGCTGTGATCTTGAGTGAGGCAACTGGCCGAGAGATCAGCGTCAAGCAGGTCTGGGCGTGGTACAGCCGCCGAGCTAACAACGGTTTCCCTCGGCCTAAAAAGACGATCATGCACTGGGGTCGCCAAACCCCGTTGTTTGATCTTGAGGAAGTTTTGTTGTGGCATGAGACCTACGTCCCGAGAAAGGGTGGCCGACCGTTCAAGAACGGCAAGACCTACTCACGTCCGTCACGTGTCGCTAGAAACGCAGCATGATTGACAAGGCCACTCCGGCACGTGGCACAGAGCAGCGGTTATCCCCGATAACCATGATCGCCAAGTGTGCGATATGTAGTCTTGTGATCATCAAAATTCCAGCCGATGGCTTGGAGCGAAGCTATCCGTGGTATCACCCCAAGACTGGTAGGGTGCTGTGCTTCGTTGGTATTCACCCTAGTGAGAAACACGTTGACCGGATGTCCATCAACCTGTAGACTAAAAAGGACGGAAGGACGGAAGGACAACGGAAATGACAACCACACGCACCGACCAGATGAGCGCAAAAGATCTTGTTATTGGCGTCCACGTACTGATGAAGGCCAACCCCGAGTGGAAGCGGTTCGGGAATCATCAGCTCAGCGAAGATCGCAAGTCGATGACGATCGAGCTGGAAGATGGCCGCGAGTACACACTCAGCGTCTACCCCACCGATCAACCATTTGATCAAGCTCTGCTCGGAACGCTGATCGAGTGGCTGCTGGACAACTCAAAAGGAATGAAGCCAGCCGACATCCACGACGCGCTCGTGGCTTATGTGGACACGTGGAGGAACGGGGCATGATCAACTGCACCTGTACCGGCAGCAAATCGCTTCTCTATGAGGCGCTGAGATGCAAGGTCAAATCTCATACCTGGCACGACCCGAACGAACACGCGCACGTCACCATGACACAAGCCATGATCAGGAGCTGGTTTGGTAGCCGGGAAGTCTTCGATCTGATCATGCATTACCGGGGGTTGTCATGAGTACGCGCCGCAAGATCAACACCAAACGGCCGGACGGCAAGGACCCGCGCCAGGCGCGCTGGCAGCCGATGCGCCGGGCTGAGCACGTGCCAATGACCGAGCAGAAGAAAGCAGCCATTCTGGCGGCTGGCGGGACTCAAGATCTTTTAGATGAGCTGGACGCGGCTGAAATGTGGATGAACAACCTATACGTCGTGGTGGTTACACGGCGCGAGAATGGCAACGTCTCCGAGCTGAGTATCCGCCGCGATGATCGCAAAGCGGCGCACGACTGGCGACACTTCCAGATGATCAAGAACGAGATCGCCGGGCCGGAGACCGAAGCCTTTGAGATCTACCCGGCCGAGTCGCGGCTAATGGACACCGCGAATCAGTACTACCTCTGGGTGCTTGAGCCCGGCCAGCAGATACCTGCCGGTTATGTCGGTCAGCGCGCGACAACCGAGGAAGCCGAGGGCATCGGCTCAGTCAATCGTCCGATGGAGGACGCCTACAAGAACGGAACAAGTGATCATGCCTAGAGTCACCCACGTCAAGAAAGCGCAGCAGCGCTACCAAATGATCAAGACCGGTGCGAGCACCACGATTGATCGCAAGACCAAGTCGGGCCGTCAAGTCACGGTTCGAGCATCGGTGCCGGACAAGAGCAAACCGTATCCGCCGCGCAAGTGTGATCACTGCGGTAAGGACATCGAGATTGGTACCCCGTACAAGTGGATTCAGCCGCGCTCTGGCCCGTACGGCGGGTCCAAGCGGTTCCGGCACGAGGACTGCCCGACCTGGCAGGTCTGGG